TGCGTTTCAGTTTTTTATTTTCGCTACAAAGTAACAAAGCCTTATATTTACAAGGCTTTTTACTTGCTTCTCTAAACAGTTCTTGATTACTTTATAGCCTTATCATACTTGGCTATTTCTATAACTTGTTTATAATTGTTTTAAAATCATTTCTTTCCACACCATCCACACAAAGTTTTTCCTTGATCAATGGCATTAGCCTCATCAGTAGCAGTTATCTTGCCTGTAGTTCTCTTAAGAGCTGGGCAATTTCTGTCCTTGTGGTATCGCTTAGATCCAGGACTGTCTGATACATATACGTTGCCTCCTGCTGTTACCTCAGTTTGGAAGCCATCAGCCTCAGCACTACTTGAAGAAGATGACAACCTGCCTATTGCAAAGCCAATCATCAAGAAACCTATGCAGAAGGTCACCAGACCAAAGCAAAAGAACTTCTTTGAAAGCCTCAGCTTTCTGTCTATATCATTATTTGAAAGTTCAATCATCGCTGAAAATATTTATATTGTTATTAAAACTAGCATAAATTACCAATAAAACTGGAAATATACATAATAGATTCAACCAAAAAGATAAACCTACCAAACATTCCCAATACCAAAAATTTTTCTCTTTTTCTCCTCCTAAATGAGATTTAACAGAAGATTCTAACGCATAAGTTACAAAACTAGAGAAACACAGACAAATTAGAGTGTAAACACAAAACTCTATATAGTTCTTTGGACAAAGAACAAATATAACACAAAATTGGTACATTAAAAATGATACAATAAATAGTACTATAGTAGAATCTTTACTATAGTCTACAGAATCATAATTATTTTTTTTATACCAATTTATGTATCTTTTTAGCAAGGGACTTTCAACATCAGATGAATGAACATCTTCTTTTTGCCATAGATTGTGCTCATTCATATATGTGCGCAATTGCTCTGTAGCAGAAATATATTGTCCTAATGTCATAGAAAGAGAATCTAATTTCGTCAACAACTGTTTCTTCTCCAATGACCGTTGGACTAACATCCCTGCTATTATTACGATAGCTGCTATCAATAAATATAAAAGTATGTTCATTTATTACCCTCCTCTTACTTATAAGTAATAATTGCAGAAATTCCGCCAACTACAGAACTTGCAAAATAACAAAAATACAATATCATATTGACAGTGCTATTGCTAATAAAGATTTGAAAAGACAACAATAGTCCAATAATTATCATCCAATCCATTATTGCAAAAACAATTCCTTTTCTGTAATCACATTTTGATATATACATACCTAATACTGTGCTCAAACTACAGGCAAAAAAGTAAGAGGCACAAGAATAACAGAATTGACCAATATAACCATATTCCCGATAGCTAATCCAAATACTACCAGAACGCAGAATAACTAACAATACAACTACTGAAGCAATAACTGCAAAGAGCCAACGCACAATCAACTTTCCCATATTACATTTGAATTATCCTACATGTACCTGACTTCTTGCAGAAAGACCCTGGATCTCTCTCAGCAACTTATTCTCAGCTCTTAGAGCAATCAACTCTTCATACATAGCTGAATTATTTATAGGCATAGCCTCAACAGCAGATGATGTTCCATTGATAAGTTCAGCAGGCTGAACACCTAAAGCCTCAGCCATTTTTTCAACGAGCCTCAAAGAAAGATCACCACCATCAAAGATATTAGCAAGCACGGAGCGAGTAACACCTAATTTTGAAGCAAGGTCTATTTCACTTATTCCCTTATCAAAAACAAGCTGACGTACAATCTTAACATTAAGCAGAGTTGTTTTTTCGCTACCATTCGAACCATACAACTGAAAGAAATTAAAACCAAGTGCATTTGAAATTTCAACCAACTTATCAGTTTTTATATTATCACTTTCGAGAATGCGACCGACATTTGGCTGAAGCACACCTATTTTCTTTGCAAATTCGGACTTAGACATGCCAAGTTCGTTAATTCGCTGCTCTATACATTTTCCTATAATTATATCCTTTATCATAATGTTTGTATTTAATATAAGTTAATATTATATGTATAATGATAAAGATATATTAAATCTTATATCATTTTGTATATAGCTATTATTATTTTTAATATCTTTGCACCATAAAGTTAGTAAATAAATACATAAGTACCAAATAAATTTGAAGAATAATGAAGATACAACAGAAAAAACTTGAAATTGCCATATATCTCAAAAAAGTTTGGCATGATCCAATTAAAGAGACTCCAAAGAAAGATGGTGCCCTTTGCATCGTTAGCGTTGGTGTTGACGAAGAAGGTAAAGATACCTACGACTTATTCCCTTGGGATGAGAAGATGAAGGCATTCGACACAGGTGTAGGACACTACATTGATGAAGACCTTAAAGACAAGCACGCTTGGATTTGTCCAGAGGGATGCACAAAATGGTGCTACCTGGAAGACTTGCTCCCTGAGCCAAAGAAAACAGGTGAATGCACAGAGGCAGACCCAGCCAAACTTGCCAAGCGTTTCTGGCTAAGAGCAAAACTTTATAGTCTGTGTGGTTTCCCACAAAAAGACAAGACTATTGTCGAAGAAGCATTTTTCTGGATATACAATGCACCTCTAAAGGAATGGGATAATATGATAAAAGCCCTAGAGTGGTCATACGCAAACAATGACCCAAAGAATCTAGGGCTTCTAGAAAGAGGGAAAGAGTTATACGGCTTTCTCAGCTAATACTGAGATTGCATAATACTCACTACTACCCTTCACGAAAGATGTTGCTGAAATTTGCTTCACAACCCAACCTTCTTTGTTTAGCTTGGTTATCTCCTCGCTGAAATCAAGTGCAACGGCATTGTCACGTTTCTCAATCGCCTTGCAGAAAGTAAATACATTTTGTACCATATCTATAAAATTTAAAATTAGTCGGTGCAAAGATAAATAAAAATATTCAATCGGGCAACGATGGGTGAGGAAGATTTAAAATTAGTCGCTTTCCATTGTGTACCATATAACCCATCGTCCCGATTGCTTTAAAGCAAAAGCGTATGAAAAAGATAATGTTCAATGACCAGTACGGTCTCACCGAAGCTGTTTTGGATGGTCGCAAAACTCAGACCAGAAGAATCGCTTATGAAAAGCCTTTCAAGCATATCCGTAGCTGCGGTTTTATCATGGAAGGTAAAGATAAAGGCAAGCTCGCCATCAATGATGGAAATGAGATTGTGGCAAAGTCCACTTACAAAATAGGTGAAATCGTAGCAATTGCCCAAAGATACAACGATATTCCGTTTAACAATGAAATATTCAAAGGAGCAGACCTTTCCATAGGATGGTCAAACAAGATGTTTGTGAAGTCTGATTTGATGCCTCATCAAATCAAAATTACCAACATTCGGTGTGAAAGACTACAGGACATCAGCACCGATGACTGCATGAAGGAAGGAATCTACTGTAGCCACATCGATGGTATTGACGATGCTTATTCATGCGATGCCACAAATGATATTTTTAAGACGAAATGGTGGTACAGAACTCCTATCCAAGCATACAAGATGCTTATCAGTAAACTCCACCTCCACTGGGGCAGCAATCCTTTCGTTTTCGTTTACGATTTCAAACTAGTTAAATAACAATTAAATTCAAGCAATATGTCAGAAGAAAAAGTACCACTCAGACCTCAGATCAGAGAGCTGGAGCTGGGTAAATCAATCAGTTTCCCTATCAGGAGAATGAGAACGATCAAGACAACCTGCTCGGAATTAGGTGTAATTTACTGTCGTAAGTTCAAAACCAAAATCAACCGCGAGAAAGAGATCATCACAGTTACAAGAATCAAATAAAAACAATAGTCATGAACGAAGTAGTACAAATCCAGTTTGCAGATAAGATGCTATCCTTTGATACATTCCTGTCAGCCATACGCAACGTTGTGAAAGAAGAAGTCTGCAAGGCTGTGGGTAAACGTCCGTTCCTCACACAAGCCAAGGCATACGACATCTACGGAAGAAAAAACGTAGAGCGATGGAAACGTGAAGGAAAGGTGAAAGACTTCGCAAGAGGCAGAAATGGCAAGATTACTCGCCACGAATACAAAGTATCAGAGCTGGATGCATGTGCCTGCCAAGTTCAAGACTATCTGTGTCCCAAATAAGATGAATCCCTTTACCTACCGCTAATATAAACAATATAAAAAGATAAAGTTATGAAAACAATTAAGATCATCTTCTGCATTGCCATCTGGCTAGTCTTTGGATGGCTCTACCTCAGTAAACTCTCTCAGGGCATTCATGATGAGAATCTCATTTTACAGATGCCTCAGAGTACCTATGATGAGATAGTAGATACTCTTACTATTCGTAATGGCTTTCAGCCTACCGAGCATCAGATAGTAACTTACTATTATGAGCGATTCCAGAAGTAAGAGCACCTATGCAGCTCGCAAGTGCCTCCTCTGCCATGATGGGCGTAACTGCATCAATGGCAAGTATTGCCTTAAGCACAAAAGATACGTGCAGCATCAGGAGAAACTGCCGTGTGAATGAAAAATAGATTAAATAATCATCCTGCAAAGGATATAAAAGAAGAGAATATGAAAGAATTTAAATTGTTTGCAACTTTAATTCAAGTTGCGTTTATTGTTATGAAGTTATGTGGTGCTATTCACTGGTCATGGCTATTGATTTTTACACCAATTTTACTATATCTTGTATGGATGGCTTTCAGATTCGTTTTCTCGGTTTTTTACGTAAAACACGAAATCAAAAAGAGTCGAGAGAGTCTTCGTAACAGAATGGACAATCTAAAAAGGTTGCAGCAAGAGCAACAAGAGGCAATGAACAAAAGAAAAAAAACTGGAGGAGAAAAGAAATGAGCAAAAACAAAGCTATTGAGTATATTAAACCTGCCAAAGAGCAGCTATCTTATGATTTGCTTACTATTAGGCTTTGTGAAATGGCTCGCAATAATTTACAAAAGGCACTTAAAGAGTTGGAGGACAATATGGAACAGAACAACAAACAGACGATGCCATGTTTCGAACTTGGCAACCTTTACGTCTTCAACGAAGAAGACGAGGATGGCGAGTTGACCATCATAGGCGAACTCATCGCAAAGAACGAGAGTCAAGACACATTGACATTCGGCAATCAGTATGAGATTGAGACCGAGAACTTCGTTACCGACCAAGCCTTCGACATGAGTATCAGCGTACAAAAGGAACTTCGAGAAGCGACAGAGGATGAAGCCAGTTTGTTCCAAGAGGCTTACACTCTATGGAAGAAGAACAAGGAGCATCAATCATTCAAGACCTTCGATAAGGTTCTTGTGCGAAACCTTGATGAACATAAATGGAGACCAGCAATCTTTGTCAAAACACGTATAGGTGATTCCCCATACAGGTATAAAGCTTTGCTATTGTCTACCGGGCACGTAGGTGACTTTGTACAATGCATTAAATACGAAGGTAATGAGGAAATAGCATTCACCGCTGCCCCATTTTAGGTAAACAGAACACAGAAACACATAATAGATATGGAAAAGGAATTTTGGAAAAACATTCCACGTTACGCCAACCAATATCAGGCATCCACCTTCGGCAGAATCCGAAGGCATCCAAGGATGGTGGACAACAATGGCACACTATGTCTGAAAAAAGGGGCTATCGTTACCCAGAGCATAAATGCTCGCGGTTTGTTCCGTGTTCGTCTTTTCTATGGAGGAAAGATGCGCGAAGAATTGGTTCATAGGCTGGTGGCTGAGACCTTTATCCCCAACAAGGCGAATCAACCTTCGTTAGGCATAAGGATGGAAAGCTCACCAACAATCATTTTTCCAACCTCTCTTGGTGCTCCCGACTTAGTGTATATTCCGCCAGTCGCAAGAAGTCTAAGACACTGAATAGCAAGGCTATAGTTATGAATAATGGTACAACCACACGTTGCTATTTATCCATCAAAAATGCCGAAAGACGTACTGGTATATCGGCATCCAACATCTGCCAAGTGTTACGAGGCAAGCGTAAGACCGCAGGAGGTTGCTCCTGGTCCTACAAACAATGAGTTACAATATAATAATGTAAATTCTATATTCCAAATAAAAGCAACAGTAAATGAAAACAGATGGCTACATTCTTACTCCAGAGCTGCTGCAATGGCGTTACTTTCATCGTCCGGTGGTGGTACAGGTGCTCATCTACGTGCTCCTGTCTGCCACCCACAATGAGGCATCCGCTGCTACGCTCTCCTTACGTCTGCTCGCTGATCGGCTCCATACCTCGGTCAAGTCTATCCGCTGTGCCATCGATGTTCTCATACAGGAGCGAATCATCACAAAATGCAGCTCCCCTAAAGCCTCAACAATAGTGTATGTTAACAGTTCGCATCCCCTCTCTCACTGCATACTACCCTATCAAAACCAATTAGGGGCACAGAATGGGGCACTCTTTAGGGCACAGATAGGGGCACAATCAGGGGCACAGATTTTAACTTCACAAGTTACTGATACACAAGATTGTGCAGCATTTCTTCAAGATAACAAGGGCACAGATAGGGGCACGATTAAGGGCAAAGATAGGGCACGATTAAGGGCACACCCTAAACAAGGGGCACACCAAAAGGCACAGTATAGGGCACAGATTAACAATCCCGAAACCCCTTTAAATAAAGGCAATCCCGAAGATTTTGCCGAAGTTGAGGGCACAGACAAGGGCAAGGGTAAGGGCACAGAAGTAAGAGGAAAGAAACAAATACAAGAAAACATTTCCCCCGAACCCCCTATAAAAGAAAACAAACAAAGAAAGGAGAAAGCCCACACCCACACACCAAAAAAAGAAAAAGAAAAAAAGTCGCTGGATCCGGAAGTTCAGTTCTCGGAAGTGCTAAGACTCTTCAATCGCCTCTTTCTGGGCACGCAGGTCAAGCCTATCTCAAAGATGACTCCCGACCGCAAGAAGATGGTGGCAAAGTTTATCTCAGACTATTCCTTCGAGGATATAGAACCGATGCTTCGCAAGGCTCTCAACTCCGATCTTCTCTCAGGACGAAAGGATGGTGGATGCTATATCTCCTTCAACTGGCTCTTCAATCCCAAAAACTACGAGGCTCTGATGGAAGGAACCTTCGACAATCCTACAGTTGTAGCCTCAGCCGGGAAGAAGCCTCAGCATTCAAGTTCTCCACCACCTTCTCCTCCACAGCCTCAACGCGAGGAGACTAACGAGGAAATAGAAGCTCGCCTCAGAATGAAAGAAGAGCGCAAGAAGGAATTGGAGAAAGAACAGACCGAAGCCCTACGGCAAAAGTATCTAGGCTGGATAGAAGCCGCCAAGAATAACCCGAATGGTTCCATGGCACAGATGGTGAAAGATGCCTACAAGAATGGCACTCTAGCTAAATTGGGCATCGTCTGGAATCCATCGGTGGCAGAAGAAGAACAGTCACTGGCCGACTTGGATGATCAGACTCAGAATTATCTCCAGTCTCTCCTCTGCGACTAAGATACAAGTAACAAACAATTTAATTCATACGATTATGGACAGACAAGAATTAATCGACCGCCTCAACGGCAATTATCCTGAATACACCAAGAAATCTGCTACCAAACAGAAGAAGGTGCAACATGAAGGGCAGCTACAGATAGCTTGTGTACGCTGGTTCCGTCTCCAGTACCCGGCTTATGCCTCTCTCCTCTTCCATCCCAAGAATGAGGCTGATGGTGCTACCAGTGGCAAGAAGATAGCCATCAACGCTGCATCAGGAGTTGTGCCGGGCGTTCCAGATCTCATTCTTGCCCTCCCTTCATACAAGAAGGGCAAAAACGGAGATTCCAACAAGGGTACAGAAATATTCTATGGTTTGGGCATCGAACTGAAGTATGGTAAGACAAACAATCAGACAGCTCATCAGAAACGTTTCCAGGGCTACTGGCAGTGTGCTGGCTATAAATACGCTCTTTGTCGCTCTCTGGAAGACTTCATTAAAGTTGTCAACGATTACATGCTTTCAGTTGATTTAGGCATCGTTGAGAATATAAAATCTTATCATCTGAGTGACGATGATGCTGAGCACAACAAGCAAGTATTAAACAAAATCATTAAAAACAAGAAGTAATATGAGGAAGAGATATTTTTATGTAGTCGCATCATTCATGCGCAAAGACATAGCCAAAACACAGAGTAAGGTTGACCTTACCATTATGAAAGAAGATGGCTCAGCATTGTTCCCTCTTATGGAGGCTATCAAGGTGATTTCTGAAGGATATTCAGAGATAGCTGATCCTGCAACTATTCAGTTCGACAATTACTTTGAAATTAGCAAGGAAGACTATGAGGCTTTCAATAAAGCCAAAAATTTAGTCAAAGTGAATAAGTAGCGTATGGAAAAAACAATTTTAGACATGTGCTGTGGATCTCGAATGTTCTATTTCGATAAACATGACCCAAATGTTCTCTTCACAGACATAAGAGAGTATCACGACACATTATGTGATGGACGCAAACTAGACGTGCAACCAGATATGATAGCCGATTGCACAGCCTTGCCATTCGAAGATGAAACGTTTAATATGGTAGTATTCGACCCTCCTCATCTACAAAAAGTAGGTCAGAACTCATGGCTATGTAAGAAATATGGTAAACTGCCCGAAAATTGGCAAGCGTTCATCAATGACTCTATCCACGAGGGCATGAGAGTACTGAAAACTGGCGGAACACTCATTTTTAAGTGGAACGAGCAACAGATAAAGGTAGGTGAAGTACTAAAGGCTATTAAAGATTACAAACCGATATTCGGACATCGTACCACCATCAAGAGCCAAACAATATGGATGACATTCATGAAATATCGCTGGTCCATCAAAAAGAGTAGCGTATGAAAAGAAATATCTATTATAAGTCGGCATGCAATATGGAAGAGTTGGCAGATGAAAGCATCAATATTGTAGTAACATCGCCTCCATATCCGATGGTAGAAATGTGGGACGGTATATTTGCAATGCAAAATAAAGCCATTGCGTACAACCTTGCAGATAATCCATCCGTATCTTTCGATTTAATGCATGGAATACTCAACAATATATGGAGGGAGTGTTACAGGGTTCTTTCAGAAGGAGGTTTCCTTTGTATCAATATAGGAGATGCTACAAGAACTATCAATGGAAACTTCCAACTGTTCAATAACCATGCGAAAATATCGCTATATTGCAGAGGTCTTGGTTTTACGGAACTTCCATGCGTCATTTGGAGGAAGCAAACAAATGCCCCAAATAAGTTTATGGGAAGTGGTATGCTTCCCTGTGGTGCTTATGTCACCCTCGAACACGAATATATACTAATATTCAGAAAGGGCAAAAGGCGAAAGTTTAAGACCGAGGAGGAGAAGAAAAATCGAAGACAAAGCGCATTCTTCTGGGAAGAGAGAAATACGTGGTTCTCTGACACCTGGAATGTGAAGGGTGTAAAGCAGAAGATGGCTGACGGAAAATCTCGAACAAGAAGCGCAGCCTTCCCTTACGAAATACCTTACCGTCTTATCAACATGTATTCGTGCAAGGGAGACACGGTGCTCGACCCATTCCTTGGTCTTGGAACGACAATGCAAGCCGCATTAGACAGTGGTAGAAACTTTGTTGGTTATGAGATAGACAAAACATTGAAAGAATACCATCAAAGCCTATCTGCCACGCAGATCGCACGTTCCCGAACTATAGCAACGTCTCGTATTTTGCAGCATAACCGATTTGTTGCAGATAGAGAAATTAACGGAAAGGACTTAAAGTATTTTAATAAGCATCTTGGCTGCAAAGTTATGACAAAGCAAGAGCAAGACATAAAATTATAAATTTTGTTAGATAAAAAGAAATAGCGTATGAAAGAGAAAGAGTTAAATGTCAAATTAAGAGTTAATATGCTCATCCTTGAGATAGAATCCGCATTAAATATTTCTGACTCCAAGTTTATCAATGCAGAGCATGTCTTATCACAGTTGAGAATTATTAAACAAGAATTAGAGCAATGAATATATACTTAACAGAATCAGAATACGATGCTATAAGTTTTGCTTGGTCTCAAATTGCAACAGAGATTGAAGCAAGCTCTGATGATAGCTTTACCATTGAAGCTGGAGAGGCTATCAGCCAACTGTCTTCCATACAAGACAAATACAGAGAAGCAAAAAGAAAAAGCGAAATATTCTATGCAGTAAGAGCAAAGTTCAAAGAACGCTTTCCTGAAGCTAGTTCTTCGACTTTAGGAAAACTGGCAAGAAAAGCAATAAAAATTAGTAAAGAAAAGAAGTAAAAATGAAGATTCATTTATGGCAAGCCTCATCTTGCGCAGCAGATGAGCATGAGACAGGATGTTATCCTCGTTCTTCATTCAAGCCGAAGCCTGAGCTTCCGGCTGGAACAATACTCACAGTCAAGGAAAAATGGCAAAACTTCTACGGAGTATACTACCGCTGCTATCTCTCAGACAAAATGAAGGACAAAGGATATTCCATCCCTTACTACGACATTCCTGCAGACAAAGCTGAAGTAATAGAACTTTAAACATTATAAATTATGTATGTAACAATAACATTAATTATTAGCCTCAGCGTGGTCTTTGTTATCACGCTTGGCATCGTCTCTTGCACGCTAAGAGACAAGAACTTCAAGGTTCGCTTCGATGACAGAAACAAGCGTATGATGCGAATTATCGCAGATCAGCGTGATGAACTTATCTCATACAGAGAAGCTATCAAGAAAAATGATGCCAATCTAGAAAGATCTCTAAAGGTGTTAGCTTCTGCTTCCGATACTGTCAACAGCAAAATATCTCGCTTGAAAGATACGGAAGAAACTCTATCCATGTTAAAGGTTGAAGTTGCAGAACTCAATTTGGGGCAGGATAAGTTTTTAAAGAAGATGGAGGAAGCTATTCGTTCATTCAAATCAAGCGCAATGAAAATTAATGATGGTAATGCGAGAGCATTTCAGATCTTTGAGGAGCGACTTGTCAATCGTCCTTCATACCTCTCTAAGGAAGAGAAGAAGCATTTTAAGGAATACATGCAATCATGTGCTAGAGACTATACATTTATTAGCAATATGCCAAACAAAATGGACTTTGATTTTGTTCGTGTTGAAGATGTAGAAAAAGCACTTGAATATGTAGGAAAAGAACAATGGGATTCATTATACGATTTAATCCCTGCAGCAGAAAATTAGCCAATGGACAGAATACAGAACGAAATCAATAAACTTCGTCATGAGCAGCATTTGCACGAAAGACTGCAAGAAGCCCAACTTCGACAGATAAAGCGTGAGCACGATGGTCTTCACAAGTGGATTACCATTAAGCCAAATCTAAGACTTCTCTGCCGAATAGACGAAAAAGGCAACCTCCTCCCCAAGGAGCAGGAACGCATCAGAAAAGTCAAACAAACTTTAGGTATCAAATAAGACATGAGTGAAGAATCAGTATTATCCTTTCGCAAGCTGGTTTCAGCTATGCGAACCACGGAAAAGGAATATTGGGCACACCGCGATAAGAAGATGCTTCGCCAGTCCATCGAACTTGAAAAGCGTATCGATGGCATCATCATGAAGGCAGACGGAAATGATGTCCCTCAGAACGACAACGGCGCATTTTTTCTTCTGGTGGCAGAACTTAGAGCCTCAACCATCCAATATTTCCAAGAGAAGAAGAAGCTACAGCCCGACAAGGAGCTGGTCAACTCTCTCTTCAAGACCATCAAGGAGAAAGAAGCCAAGATAGATAAGATGCTCATACGTCTCAAAGACGAGCAGATGAAGAAAGATGGCTACATCATCCAGTACCACGTCATGGAACGTATGCCAAGAGCACATCAGGCTCGTTCTATCTTTAATTCCTCGGATGAGCAGCTTGCCAATATAGAGTTGAATGACCACTACCGCCATCCCAACCATCCTGGCACCATGTATTTCATCTGCAAGGAATATCTTGGCAAAGACGGAAAACAGCTACCTCAGGAAGAGTTAGACAAAATTATTAATAACAATTTAAATTCTTAAGATTATGAACAAGACAGAAAACAATCCTCAGGAAGAGGCTAAGACACAAGACAAGTCTCAGAACCAGACAAAGGTGTCCTTCATTGGCACAGGTAATGGTTCTTCCCTCCGCTCTCGTACAAGCACATGGTTCGAGTGCAAGGTACGCTATGAGAAGACTCAGGAGGATGGAAGCGAGAAATTGGTAAACGAGCTGTATGTTGTTGATGCCCTCTCCTTCACCGAGGCAGAAGCAAGCATAATCGATAACATGGCAGTCTATGTATCTGGTGTACTTAAGATTGCCAACATCAACCCTGCCAACTACAACGAGATTTTCTTCTCTGATATTGATGACGATGATCTTTGGTTCAAGGCTCGTTTGGCTTTCATCACCATTGATGAAAAGAAGGATAAGGAGAAGCGTACCTATGTCAACTACCTCATCCAAGCCAAGAGCATCGAGCGTGCCAAGCGTTATGTAGATGAGGTCATGGGCAAGACCATGATTGACTATGAGATGAAGAGTCTCAGCGAGACCAAGATTTTTGATGTCTTCGAGCATGAGCCTTCCACTGATAACAAGCAGAAAGAGAAGGACGGTAAAACCGAGTAATCACTGACAATTCTTGCGCAATTTGGTTCTCAACAAGCTAAGTTGCGCAAGTTATCACTTTTTATCCTCATTTTTCTCGTACCTTTACCCACATTATTAATATATAACATCAATCATATATGAAGAAGTTGAAACGTATAATCATTTACCTACGCCTCTGGTTTATCCGTAAGATGGGTTACAATCTCCCATCCCTCCGTGAGGCAACCTGTATCGTTCCCGGTCAACTTTATGACCACTTTGGCCGTGTTGTCAGGGCTGTACCAAGTAAGATGCCTGCAACTGATAATGGAGACTGCAAAGAACAGGAAGAAGTGCCTGAACATTGCTTCCAGTGTGATCTGTACAACAAGCATATCCCTTGCTCCTTCAATCATCGTATGGCCAACGGCAACGACATCTGCGAGAATCATCATTTCGAAATCATTTGCCTCAACTCTGGCAACATTTAAAGACTACTCATTATGGAAAAGCAAAAAACGAGATACAGACTTGATAAGAAAACGGGGCATCTTCTGGAAATACCATCTAAGAAGCAGGTTCGCGAAAACGTTAAGAAGATTCGTGAGCAAAAGGGAAATGGTCAGTTACCTCAATCTCCGGTCACTATTCATGAGACTCAGGCAGAGAAAAACTTCAAAAAGGTTCAGAAGGTCATCGACCGCATGCACGCCAAGGCGAAACTGCCCGATTTTCTCTCCATGGCTCGACATAAGTACCTCTCCACCGTCTGTGTCATCAATAAGCCGGGCAAACAGCGTAGCCTACTTCCTGATAAGAAAGGCCGCTTCGTCATGCTCTGCCATGGAAAAATGGCTAAAGTTTTCACGGCTGATGTTTGCCTTCTCGTCAAAATACAAAAGTCCATCATCAAGAAACATGAAATGGCACCAGGTGGAGAAGTGACCACAGAGCATTGGCAGGATGGTAGCTGGAGCATCGTACCGTGCCGGGCAGACAAGAGTAATTACACCACCATTCAGGAGGTCCGTCTTCGTCCATGGTTCTTTCTCCATCGCTATTGGTACGAGATTTCCTTCGATGGCAGAGTTGAGCCAGCAATGATGTTGAATGATTACAACCTCAACCCTACTCTCAGCAAGAAGCATTTTTATGTTACAAGAGAATATGTAAAAGTACGAAACCAGGATGCCGAAAACGATTATTTCCGTTTCTGGCTCCACAAACCTACAGATCATGAAGCTAACAAATGATGTCATTATTCTCAATCGTCCTCGCGTTCAGAAGCGAGGACTTGCCCTTAATCTGAATGGGCGTATCACTCTAAGGTCTAGTCCTTGCAAACTGCTGGATCTCCATCCGGGTGATAAGATTTGTTTCTGTTTCTATAATCCAAGTAAGCAGATGTATGTCATCAAGTCCACACCGGAGTTAGAAGCTAAAAATGTATGCATCAAACTGTCTGGCCGTAAGGGGCAGCTCCATGCCAGTAATGTTTCTACCGTCAGTTTCTTGCTTAGCTATATACCGAATATCCCGACTGGTACTAAGCAGATAGAACTGGTTACGGCTAATGAAACCATCAATCTCAATGTAGATGGCGTCAGTTGTCCAGCCTTAGCAATCGTCAATAGGGCCGACTGCGAGCATTGTCGATAACTAAATATTAAACATTAAGAAATATGCAACAATCAATTAGATACAAAGGTCTCAGCCTAACTCCTGATGAAATGGCAGTAGAAAACGGTGCGCTATCCCTCTGCGGCAATCTAGAGCTGCATGATGGCGCATTGCGCCCTTCTATTGTCACAGGAACACCCCTCTCTCAGCCACTCACCATTAATGGTGTAGTGGCTAAGATTCTTTATGTACACGAAACTGGCAATTACCGCCATCTCATAGCCATAGCCTCATCCTCCATTTATTGGTTCATGCAGGATGGCACCTTAGGCTCGTCCACACCTATCAAGTCCTTCGACTACGAAGCCACCGTGATCTCTATCAACTCCATCGGCAACACCCTCATCATCGTGGCTACCGATGGCATACACTATGCTGTATGGCTCAAAGATAAATACGAATACTTGGGACAGAAGCCACCTTTCATGAGGATTCTTTTTTCTCTCAGTAGAGAAGACCAACCCGAGAATTACGAAACAGGTGGAATCGATATTACAGGTTCGGCAGATGGATTTACGGTTGCTTTCCAGGTATCAACGGAGAATGTAAGCAATCTCTTGAATATTGTAGAAAGCAAAGCGTATAAACCTGGAGATGCCGTTGCTGACGTTAAACTGGAGAAACAGGCTGAATTAACCGAAAGCATTTGGGCACTTATCAATCGCACAAACAGCCTCATCGCAAAGAACGGACGTTTCTATGCCAATTTTATGGTGCGTTATTGTTATCGTCTATATGACGGATCCACAATTCTGCACTCTGCTCCCGTTCTTATGCCCGTACTCATACCAAACAATTACAGGGTATATAACATGAATGTCGTGTCGTGGGCTGGCACGAAAACACCACGAAATGATGATACTGCTATTGATGCCAGCGACGTAAAGTACGACGACTTTGGAAGAGTGGTGAGCGCATCAAAGGTTCAGTTGTATACAGACACATTAAAGTATAACAGAAAAGATGCTAACGGAAAGGAATATTCTTTTACTGCAAGCAATAACGTCCTAATGTATCAGCCTCGTAATGTCGCTTTAATGTATGTTTGCCAGAGAGATGTCTTTAGCGAGCTGCAGAAATGGAAAAACATTGTTCGGTCCATAGATGTGTATATCACACCGCCCATTACCAAGACAGACAGCTCTCAGCGTATTAATAAGTTTGTGTTGAAGACTGTCGACTATACCATGCGAAACGTGTGCCCTGATCAGGACTGGATTATTTCGTATGCGCCATCAAGTGGTGACTATATTTATAAAGGCGGGTTTCACAACGTGTCTCTTGCTGAGATACCATCACTGACAGATGAAAACTATTGCCAGAAGATACGTAATACATCTTCCTTCTTCAAGATCGCATCGCTCGATTTGGAAAGCATCAGTAACTTTCCGGATGTTAGCACAAACCTGCCTGTCGACAAATCAGTAATAGCCAACGTTTCGCTACAGCAGCAGATGAAGGACGACTACAAAAGCCACAACCTTATAACCGCCGAAGGTGCTTACGTCTACAACCACCGACTTAATGTCTACGGAATATCCGAGACTCTTTTTGATGGTTTTGGACTTTCTATGTTTACTTATGGCTGCCGCTTCTTCGTGAATCTCGATAATTCTGAAAAATCCCTTGGTATAAACAAAATCGTTACGGTTATAGAAACTACCGAAGGCCAGAAGATTGTAGAGAAGAGTGTATCAATATGGAATATAAACAGAGCTGGCTTGTTCAACTCTATGAAATTCTATCCAGACTCTCGCGCTACAAAGATGGTGTTCTTCTGCACTTTAATAAATACCAGCGGTGAAGCCTCTTCACATATTTACTCCTTCCCTCTTACCGAGTGTGCAGAACTCAATGGAGCCATGCATCTCAGTTTCTTTACCACTGACTATAGCAAATACGAGGTTAGCGAATTTACTTACTCCGTTGATAATGTCGTTTATATGCCGTCCAAGATTTACACATCCGAGTCCGACAATCCCTTCATTTTCCCTCTTAACGGCATCAACACCGTGGGCATCGGAACCATCCAGGGCATAGCCTCGACCACAAGGGCTCTCTCCCAAGGTCAGTTTGGTCAGTATCCATTAATGGCATTCTCTACCGATGGTATCTGGGCGATGGAAGTCTCTTCCAAAGGCACTTATAGCAGCATCCACCCAATTAGTCGTGAGATTTGTAGCAATCCGAAGTCTATCACACAGTTAGACCAGTCTGTTATCTTCGCCTCAAACCGCTCCCTCAGTCGCATAGCAGAGTCACAAGTGGTTTCCATGTCCGATGTCTTAGATGGTCCCGGCTTCAACATTTCCGGTAGCCTAGGCAAGTTCCTCAACTTCTTCGTTGATGCAGAAGGAGATAGCGAATCCGTCAAGACAATCAAGGCTCAGATGCGTCAACTCATAGATTTTACTTCATCGCCAATAGAGTTTTTCCAGCGTTGTCAGGTCATCTATGACTATAAGAACTCTCGCATCTTATGCCTGGATGTTACACAGTTGAGTAAGGCCTCTACGGCTGATACGGTGGCACTCTGCTATTCTATCAAGGATAATGCCTGGAGCACTTTCCTTATAAAGAACGTGCTCACGGCTATCAATTCCTACCCTCACCCCTACATACAATATAGGGATGGCAGCGTGATGGTGCTTGATAAGGGGCACGATTACGAAGATCCAACAGAGTATCATGGTATCATAGTTACTCGTACCTTGAAGTTCGATGAAGATAATGTACCTGATTCCATTACAGGCTATATCCATTCCCTCACGTCTGGCAGCATACCAATCATGTGGTTATATGGTAGCAATGATAATCAGAATTGGCATTACATCGGTCGCTTGGGCGGCATGAAGTCCAGCTACATGGCTACTCACAGCTATCGTTTCTTCCGCATCGCCCTATACCTGAAGATGAAATCAATGAACCAATACTTTGATACGCGCCTCGAAATCATCAGGCGTTTCAGCAAGTTCTAACAGTAAAACCACCGTTCCATGGCTTTCTAAGCCATGTAAAAAACAAGAGCCTTCGCAAATCAGGAGTTATCCCGAAGCGAAGGCTCTTTCCATAAACACACCTAAAACGAAAGAAGGAAAAAAAGTTTCATTAGGTAAAGCTCGGCCGTCTCAAAGTATAGTTATCTCGGCTTAACAGATTGCTCTTCATATTATTGAAGTCTGCTGTAGCACTCTCCCCATACTGTCCAGCCTTATCTGCATACTGATCCTGCAAAAATTGACTCATCGTATAGTCAACCATATACCGATGCATATTGCTCTTAAGCGCATCCGTCACAGCCACGTTCCAGTTCGGAATCTCCAGTTTCAGGGTAACAGTTTCATAGATACTTTCCTCCCGATCATTACCAGCCTTGGTTACGGTAGAAGTCACTTCCTCATCTTCCTGGCCGATGATGCTTGTGGTCACAACCTCAGTCCATGTGCCGTTGTTGTTATCGGTGTACACATACTTCTTCGTACCCTTCACAAGTCGCTCCAGATTGTTGTTATCCTCTACTCTACCTGAGGTCAGATAACGCTGAGCTGCAACCTTGATATTACCGATGGCTTCTGTTACTGCGCGGTTGATAATACTGCGAGTCTCTTTACTGTCAGGACTTTCGATAGTGGCTCTGATGTCCTTCTGGGCATCATCCACCAGTCCCTGGCTCAACACATAGCATCGGGCCAATATGTCATTACATACCTGCTCCATGCTAAATTTCAAAGTAATTAGTTTACTATCCATATTTCGAAATATTTAGATGATTAATAAATCTACCTCAGTTCATAAGGTGGCCTGCCTCCGCTCCAGTCTACACGATCCTGATGAAAATGCTGCGATACGAAGTCCTGATTGCGCTCAGACCCTTTCGGCCCACTCTGGCCATCCTTATCTACTTCGTCCACATTTCGAGCCTCAGCATCCAGTTCATTCTGACTTTTAGCCTCAGCATCTACAGACCGCCCGGCAGTTGCCTGCGCATTCTTCTGCTTACCTATTTCATCCCCACTTCTTGCCGAAGCAATAGGAGAAGAACCAGCCTTTTCGTTAAGGTCCACTGCTCTGACTGATGTATCACTGGCAGAAGAGCCTTCTTTCGTTGTATCATCGGCTTTTCTTTCAGCCTCAGCAAAGCTAAAGTCTTTCTTTAACAAAATTTCCTTAATGGCATCAAGGTCACTCGCTCCCATACTGGCATAGTCCGTATGAGCCATATCCGGAAAATCGCTCAGCCACCCGGCAATGATTGCATGCACAAGATAGTTCTGAATCTGATTGCTCAGCACACCACTTAACCTTGGCGGCCAAGAAGCAAGTGTCACTATATTGATAGAGAAATCATCAGCCAGAGCCTGCAAATCAAACTTCTGTGTGGTCGAAGAAGAAAACCTCGCAAGAAAATTCTCTAAGTCGGTTATCGCCTCCCTATAGTATATATCCAGTTTAGCCTCTTCTGCATCACTGGCCCATACGCTTTGGAAGTCCACTTCCGGGTTATGCTGCGCAATGGTGGCAGATAGTCCTTCTACCACGCTCATCACGCTCTTTTTCACTATTTTTATAGTTATCGTTTTCATAAGCCTTATTTCTTTCTATGCCACAACCAAACAAGAATACCTGTTGTGATGGCCATGATAATACCTATTATCGCGCCAAGACTTACCTTCCCTATAGTCACAAGTCGCTGCTCATTCTTGGTTAGTTCTCGCCTCATAATGTTAATAGAGTCTTGCTTTAACCGAATCAGCGAATCTTTTTGAACCATTAGAAGTTGATATTTATCTACCTTCTTAGATATGATGTTAATGGAATCCTTTAGCCTCAGCACCTCTTTTGTATTCCTGTTGGTCACAACAGAGTGCCATGACTCTGTCTTGATAGGCTTTCCATTCTGGTCTACAGTGGTTGAAGTACTATCCTTTGTATGGGTAGTTTCCTTGACAGATGTTTCGTGCTCCTGGATCCTGCTATTTGCCATCTGCTCAAAAGCAGAGATAAATCGCTCCTGCCAGGAGGCATCCGAACTTTTGGTCTTTGTTTGGTCCGTAATATAATGTTCCTGCGTCACAGTCTTCGTCTTACAACTCGTCAGAAACAACATTGAGAAATACGCTATCCAAATGAACAGGTAGATAATTAAATGTTTCGATTTCATAAGCTATCCTGTTTATAAGGCAACCATACCCCTGGCAAGATACTTCTTTCTACTCGCCAGTCCATTTGTGCCTCCATTTATCTTTTTCGTAATTCTCAACACATCATCCGCATCAGCCAGTTCGTTCAGCCCATGCGCCTCCCAGAACCACATCGATACGTCAACGCAAAGTTCCGGCTGTTCCAGCAACTCCGGATGCTCCAACACAGGCTGCATACTGTAGACCTGGAATATTGAGTAGTTACTTCGGCCGGTCAACTGGATGAAACCTCTGCCCTTATACTTGGCACCATCGCCCTCATGCGTGTTGCCAAGCATCTTTCCAAGTGATCCCTTCTCATACTTCGTGAAATAAGAGTTCTTTCCTAGTTCATGGGTATAAAGAAGTTCACCGCTTTCATGCGCTATCTGGGCAAGGAAGTGTACCCATCGTAATTTTGTATTGATGTGATACTTCTCTGCCAATTTGTTGAAATAAGGCAAATATTTATCTACCCTCTTTTTCGCACTCGGCATAATCTTCAGTATCTGCTCCTTAGTTATTTCCTTCATTTCCATTTTTTTTGTTGTTTTTATATTCTTGGTATCTCTTAAACATCGGGAATTTCTCTACGAATCCAAGTGTCAGTGCATAATAGGCATAGTCCACAAGTTTATAAAAGGGCGTATCTGACACTAACATCCGTCTCAGGTTCTTCAATATGTTGGTCGTGAACAGATAGGTTGCAGCTATACACACCCACTTCACACAAAACAGAGCCTCTGTATCAGAATGCAAGAAATGACCGATAATAAACAATGCAGCCACCGTCACGAAGAACACTGCACAGCATACGAAGAACATACCGAATTTCTTCCAGCTCCATTCTTCACCGTTAAACACTGCAGCCACGATGCCAAACACCAGGTTCAGCCCAAATAATACCATCATGGCAATCATAAAATCCCTGATGGGAACCAGCAGACTCAGAAAAGTCCATATCGTCCCAATTAAGTAACCTCGAATATCATTCATTTTCTTTTTCATTTATCCGTCCCCACTCCATTATGGAAACGATGCAAATATAAGCCATCATTCCCAGTTCTCTGTGATAAGTTGCGCAACTTCATACGAAAAAAGAGAACACAAGCCCATTTTCTGCCTGCATTCTCTTCTTCTGATAGTTTTCTTTTATATATCTTAGGTCATTATGGAAATTAAACACTCGTCTGAAAAGCTATTGGATTCTTCACTCTTAACTAATTTAGTGATTGAAGTACCCCCAAGCCTTACAATGGCCATAAGGGTTATCATCATCCCTCAGCCAATTTACGGCAAGATCCACCATTTTATCCATCAACTGCTCTTCGCTGTCCTCCGGGAACCACTTCTTCATCAGATTATAGTTGTCAGAGTAGATCATGTTCAGCACCACGGCAAAATCACAATTGTTGTAAGGTCTGATCTCGTCCTTCACCGTCTCATAGATTTCCTGCGTCTTGGCCATGGTATAGTAAGGAGCACGATGCTCTACCTCCTTGTCATCCTCAAACACCATCTTCTTGATCTGAGCCTCAGCAAAGAAATCGTTGAAGTGGCCGTTACCCACTACCCCATAAATCTCCTTATACAGTTTCAGAAGATCATCTTCCTCGGCATGCATCGCCACAAACTTGCCGATAATCTTAGTTACCTTCACCATCTGTTCCGGTGTGGCATCACTCTGATATTTTGTGATAAGTTCTACTAAGTTCATATCATTCTTGTTTTTGTGATTTGACGTATTTGAAAATCTCGTCCAACTTGTTTTCCATGTTGTCAAGTCGCTGATTTGTTCTCTGCTGGTCACGAAATGATGTATCCAACTCTGAGAGAAGTTGATCACAGTCCTTTACGGTCTGCTCGAAGTCTGGCATCTTATTGATGATGTCGTTGGCTTGGTTCTTCAATGCGTTCACCTCGTTGATGATACTCTCCTTGCTACAGGAGATTACAAGGGTGTCGCTGTATGCTGTTTGCTCAGTATCTACAACCGAGTAGATAGACTGCTTGCCATCCTCAGTTTGCACGTTTACTTTCACGTTCCTTGCCCCATAATTAGGCATTCCAGGCATAGCAGCCATTACGTTCTGCTTGCCATTCTCAAAGTCAGGGCATGGATTGGTCGTCACCTTACCTTGTTTAAATTTTCTGCTGGCTCTATCAAATAGATAGATTGGAAATCCAGCCTTCAAGTCTCTGAATATCATAATCGTATCGTTTTAAATGGATAATGCGAGGGAAACGATGGCTTACACACCATCCACCATTTCCCTCTATAATGATACTAAGCTGTAGTCAATGCTACGGTCAGACTGTCAAATATGCTCAGGCCTCTAGCCTTTCCGCATACCACATCGTTAGCCTTTTGCGTTCTACCCACACTGGCGATGGTCACAGCCGTTGGCAGTGCTGTCTGCCCTTGGAAGGCTGCTACCCATCTTTCCGTGTAAATCAACGGCTGTGCTCTCATCATGTTCTTGTTGCCTATTACAGGCGAAATGATGGAGATTGTCGCCACGATAGGCACAAACACCGTTGTACCATTCAGGATAGGCTGCTCATAACTGTAGGTTATGCTTGCCTGTGGCTGCACGCTGCCATTCACGCAATAAGGTCTGCAAAGCTTCTCATTGTAAGTAGCTAAAACTGATACTTGGTTGGCTACCAATGCTGTAGTAGCCAAACCAACTGGAGAAATCTTGTTCATACCACTACGCTTCTGTTTCATTCTTTACTTTTTTACTGATAGCCACCTGCTACACCTGCGCCACATCCGCAACCGCCATTCATCAGATTGGCAAGGTAGATGTTCTGCTGCAACTGAGAGTTTTTGAACTTCAGGTCCTGAATCTCGTTAGCTTGCTCCTGACTCCAATGCCCTGTCAAGGTGTCGATGATACGCTGGGTGTTGTTCTCACCTGCACGAATGACGTCACACTTGTCTTGCTGGAGCTGGAAACCGAGGTTCGAAGCAGCTCTTTCTATACCTGTGTTGGTATAGCTAAAGCCCTGCTGCATCTGGTTAACGATGTCCTTCTGACCAAGCTGGTTATCGTACCCCATCTTGATGATGTTCTGCTGCGTCTGGCAGCAGCAATCCTTCAGCGCAATTGTCATCTGCAAGTTACCCTGCGAAATGGCGTTGATTACTCGCTCTGCCGAGAATCCTACCTGACCACCAAGCTGCTGGATGCCAGCCTGGATGCCACAGATAGAGTTCTGCAAGGCGTTGAAGTCACAGTTCAGATTGCTTGCCAACATCTTAAGGTCGTTGCCGTTACCCTGGATGGCACCCATCAGCAAGTTGCTGTTCTGGTTGTCTGCCATCTGGTTGCGCAAACTCTCGATTTGACTCTGAATCTCTGCACGCTGCACGTCTGCGCCATTGTCACGATTGTTCCAGTTGTCGCCATACATCCACTTCATCACGCCCATCATCATCATGTAGGCAAATGGATTGTTCCACATGTCGGCATCGTCACGGTCTCGCATCATAGCCGCCATTGCCAAAGGATTGTTGTCACGATTTGCCATCGCTCCAAGCAAACCACCCATCATTGCATCGTTGCAACAAGAGGTAGTCTTAATTACTTCTTCTGCCATAATTCCTAAAGAAATAAAAGTTGTACATTTTGTTTATTCACACATGTAATCGATTACGGCAGCAAAGTTATCCCAAAATATCTACATGTTTCATAACTCTCTCAAACATTCTTTTAGTAGCTGATTTCCAAAGATTTAAGGTGACATAGACCCATATCAAAAAAGAGAAGCTGATGAGGCTTCTCTTCATTATTCTGTTATTTACCCATAAAATAAGTGATGATGGTTCCAGCAATCGCTATCACATTGATAAATGTTAGCCACGCAAACAACCACTTCTTGCGTTTATAATCTCCTGTCCACCAAACAAAAATATTAAACGAAACGCTCAACATTATAATGATAGCACACTCTACAAATAAAAATGTTACCATATTCATATCGCTTATCCGTGTTGCGATAGGGCTTAGTTCTTGTTTCTCTTTTCAATCTTTTCTTGATAAACGCCTTAACGTCCCATTTCTTGAAGAAATGAGAATGGTCCCCAGCGTTCACTACACTCTCCAGCTCCCCATCTGCAATGGCTCTTCTTAGAGTAGATTCGCTGATATGAGCCTCCTTCTTTACCTGCCCGGCAGTCATATAAGGGTTCAGCATGTCAGGAATCTGCTCACAAAGATTGTCCAGATCGTCATCGCTCATACCGCAAGCCGTAACCTTCTCCCCATTCTTTTGCTGTTCTGCTGCCTTAAAGCAAGCATCGCTCAATGATTTCAATGCCCATCCCAGGGTATCATAATTCAGTACTTTCTTCATAATTCGCTGTTTTTCTCTTATTATCTCCGTATTTCTCTATTATTTGCAAATTTTCCTTCCTATCTTCGTTCTATTGATAATCATATCTGCAAAAGCATACAGATAGAACATAGCTGTTACAGCCATCACCGTATAGCAAGAATCTACCATAGATTTAGTGGTATACCAGTTCCCCTCAACAATGTGAGCTGCATTGATACCAAAAAAGTAGAAGAAAGGTATTCTATACCACCAGCACAAAAAGAAAAATCTACTAGCAAGAATAGTCACCATCGGAAGAATATAGACCATAAAATAAATAAAAAGATAACAGGGAAAATTCTCTTCATAAGGAATAAACATTTCACGAGGATGCTGCGAAAAATCCAAAATTCCGTATGCGTGAAAACACATAAGAGTAATTGGAACATACTTGCAGAACCAGCGAAAAAATTTCAGAATCCTTCTGGAATACCTGTTGCCATGCTTCATAAGCATTCCCATCAGTTCAGTAACATCTACATCCTTTATCAACCGTTGGACTTCGGCTTCTTGTTCTTGTGTCATTGAAAAACCTCCTTTTGCCTATAGTTAATTGTTCTACGTTCTTGATAAAATTAAAATCTGTGGCAAAATTACAATTTTTTGCTCAAATCAGTTCATTTTGAGCAAAATTGTAAAGTTAAACTTTGATAAAGTAACAATCTGTAAGCAAATTATTCGTATATTTGCATTCAGAAGGCCAACTCAGGTAGGTGACATTTTTTATTCTATATCCTTATATTCAGACATGGCATCAAAACAAGGACAATACTTCTTTCTATTTTTCTCATTTTGTTAAAAAATAAAGTAATTAATAATACTACCGAGTACAATCACGACAGAATACCTAACCACATCCTCCCATTCAAACTTTGCCAAGTGGTAGTGCTTGTACTGGTAATATTCTCTTACTACCATTACTGGCAAAGCAAGAAGACCTATCAATAAACTGATAAGCAGCCAACAAGCAAGACCAATCCAGTCTCGCTTGTTTAATTTTAATATATTTCTCATCATACATTATTATTTGTTATACACTCAAGACTACATTTCCTTTATCCCCATTGTCTCACCGATTGCGAGAAGTTCTTTGGCTCTTGCCTTGCACTTCTCTCTGTACTCTTGAAACTCATTGAACTCATTCATCTTCTCATTGGATTCCTCCTCACTTACACTTGAAGGATTCTGCATAAGCATAAGAGAGTTACTTACTATTGCCTCAACCTCGCTCTCTGAATACTTATGTCTGATAAGGGCTGAGACTATTGCCCCATAGTTCCATACAGCGACAGGAAGGGTAATGAAGTTATCACTACCCATGCCCACTGCTATCGTCATCTTTGGTCTTCCAAAATGATTTTCTTTGATTATCTCTTTAATATATGTATTCATCTCATAATCAATTTAATAATTTAATACTTAATTTCAAAAGCAACTACAGGTCTAATAGATGCAGTATATAAAGAGTTTGCCTTATTAATATGATTATATCCAGAACCATAAGAACTTTTACCTGTATCTGCATCAAAGCTACAAATATGAGTCGAAATTGGTAACTCTGCTGAACTATATATATATCCGTTCAGTTTAACAAAAGCATTTTGTAGGAAAGCATTACTAAAAATAGCCCACTCTGCTCCATCGTATCCCTTTAAAGAAAACCAGCATAATCTTGCTATTTCACCGTGACTTGGTAGATACCAGTTTCCAGCATTCAGTCCTTTCGCAAGTGTCTCTTTGCTCTTTATAGTAGGCTCATAGGCATTGCTATAAGATGCAGCAGGGAAGTAGTATTGAGCATACTTTTTCTGATTGTCATTTCTAGCAACAAAATCGTCTATACACTTTGTTATATTATCATACAGAGATTCCTCATTAGATGCCTCAGGCACAGGAAGATTAATACCTGAGTCATTTAGAACCATATCTCTTAAAGCAATAATATACAAAGACTGTACAAGTCCCTTAGATACAGTATCTCCTACAGAAAGTCCTATATTGCTCAAATATAAGCCAATGTTACTATACATAGTGGAAGTAACAGTTGTAAATCCTATACAACCTCCCCATTGTGTATCTTTATATTCTTTAAACCCATCGTTATCAGCATTACTTTCATCTCGAATACTTCCGTCTGAGATTTTGATACTAAAAGAGTCAACATTAGGAATTAGATTTATGTCATAAACATTTATATTTGGATTATCTTTAAGTTCTACAGCAGTGATAGCATTAGCAGTATCTGATTTTAGTCCATACAATCCCCAAGCATTATAAGGAGCTTTCAAGTCTTGTGTTGCAACAAACAATCCCTGATTTCTGTTCTTTGGATTGATATAAAAACAGATAGCTACAACTGTAAGATTAGCTTGCAACTCATCAGAGGCAGAACCATCAGAGAAAAGATAATCTCCCAAGGATAACTGATGAGGATAGAGAAAGACCTCTTTCTCTGCCGTTAATACAGTATTATCCAATAAAGTTACATCTACAGAGATTGTAGCTTTATCATTGTTACTTACTGTCCCTACTTTGTTTACCTTAACAATACCTGTATTTCTATCTATCTCCGCAAATTCATTTTCAGAGATAGACCACTGCACATTATCTATATTGTTACCTGTCACAGGAGTTGTAACTATACTATACTCATAGTTCCCAACCTTAGGTAAATTCTTCTTTCCTGTAATGGAAACAGCCTTAATAACGTTCTGTTTAAAGGAAATGTAAAGACTGTTATTTTCCAATGTTATATTACCAAAGGCTTGCTTCAAGACACTGACTTGCGCTGCTGTCAAGCTGACGCTGCTGTCAATGGTTATCTTTCCCCGTAAGGTTGCCTTCTTTTCTGCCAGGAACATCAACACTTCAACGTTGTCTATATTCCAATCTATACCTGTCAAGGTTACATTATTCAGTTTAGCTCCTGTATCATAGCAAGTCTTAACAATCTCATAGCTATCCAAGTTAGGACAATCCTCAATATGCAAGGTCTCAATGTTTGAGTAACCTGCCACTTGAAGATAACGAGCTTGCAAGTTTGTATATCCAACAAGGTTGAGTTCCTTGATAGAATTAGGAAGCACCAGTTTTGTGAGCATATCAGTAGGAGGTGTCGTTACACCTATAATAGGAGTATTTGTGAAGTCAATCTCCTCCAAGAGGTCAGAGGATAAGATAATACTCTTTTTCAGGTTCTTCACGTTCCTGACAATCACCTGTCTCAGCATACCCATGTTACTGAGGTCAAAACTCGTTCCTGTCTCCCTTGTATTTGGCTTAGATGCGGTATAGTTCATGACGAACTTTGTGAGCCTTTTTAACAAGCCCATATTGAGGTCGAACTTAAAGTCACCAAGACCTTCCAAGCCATAGATGGTGTAATTTCCATTGCTCCCCTTGGCGTAGGTTGATAACTCTGTAATAAGGTCTGCATCATCAACGTCAAAGGTTGCATCCTGTGGATTGGAGAACTTGAATGGCATATATGAATAAGTGCCTGGTTTGATATTACGATTATCATCAAAGTTACCTACACCCCACTGCAAGGTACAATAGATAGCCTGGTAGTGCTTGATGGCAAAGCCCCTACCAACTTCGTATAAACGCAAACGAAGGTTATTGCCAACAGATGAGCCACAATGATACTTACTGTCAAGGTATCTCTGGCGCTTACCATAGAAATAGTCCATCACTTGCACCTTGTCACCATAAGCCTTTGTAAAGTTGTTGGTATTTGCATAGCCGAATGCATCTGCATTATACAGATTCTCGCACCAATACTTCCAAAAATCCTTATACTTTGTGAGCATGTCTTGATATGTAAGACCATTTCCTCTCATCTTGGCATACATCGCTTCTACCTCGTTAGGGAAACAATTTACAATATTATCCCACAAGGCAGACAGCCTGCCATTGAATACAGGAGAGAAACCTTCTGGACAATTAGGTTTGTATGAGTTCGTTGTTTCATCATAGACCTCGCCATTAATCTGTGCTGTCTCACCTGTTACCTGATTGTAACAGTCATTCCACTCATGGTAGTATTTAAATGATAACACACCCGAATTATTGAAAAGGGACTGGCTGTCTGTGTCCCTCAGAAATATATCAGCCTTAGCTTCTTTTACCGTCTTTACCATAATTATTCCTCATTCCAAGTTATTGAATCAAATGCTAAACTCATATTTTTATCCATGGAATCCATACCGATAATCCACTGACAGAAGTTGAAATAGAATATTGCACTATCACGTTTCAGATATGTACTTGCCTCCATTGTAAACTTCGCACGTCTGTATGCAGGATTATCCTTCTTATAGGTAGTTCCATTATAGACTACTGGAGTTTCAAGTGTTGCATAATCGCCATGCTCACGCTTGTATCTCTCGGCAAGGAGTACATTGGTGGAAACCACCCAGTTATGAAAACGCTTGATTACCGCAAGCTCCTGATTGGTAGCATCTATGTTATCCGTAGTTTTCTTTGCTACACCCAGCTTATTTGTTTTATTGGTAGGCGATTTCTTGGGTACTCTCGCATAATAGAGTGGAATACCAGTCAGCACACTACTCTGTAATGAATCACCCTCAATGCTATAGTCTCCAGCCTCCTGATTGAACATATTGACATTCTCATCTATCTCCCATATCTGAGCCTTCATATAGTCCTTAGCAGGGAAGCCAAGGAAGGACGCAGAATATTTGTTGTTGATGAAATTGTATATACTGAGGAAGGTAGGTGCAGCAGTTCCACTTGTTGAGGTTCTTCTGAATCCTATCTCAGGGAATCCACTAAGTGACTTCCTGTATGTTACAGCCTTACCTAAATCTGCCTGTTCTTTCTGATAAGCAGTATAGAGAGAATCATTACCTTTAGCACAAGTAAGAAGTATCTGCTGGTACATATTCATGGCATGAATATTGAAGATGCCTTCTGATGAAGCAAAGTTTACCTTGTGAACCATTTCCTTCTCACCAGTCTCTACACCAATAGTAATGGAGTAAAGTGTATGGTTCTCTGTTTCGCCAACCAATCCTACGGTAATATTCACAGAATCACCATTCCCAGTTTCAAATATCTCAGCAAAGTTCTTGTATGGCAGAGGGTAGCCATTTGATGAGGTACCATCGGCATTAAACATGTGTGCGCCTACGGTGAAAGGAGCTTGTGCCCATCCATCAGTAGCCTTATTCCAAAGTGGATTTTCAAAGTTCGTACCATTGATAGGAACATCATCATTGTTCTTGTTGTAAGGCAAGTTGTCAATATTCCACACGATGATGGGGGATTGAGGTAACGCCTTTTTCACCTTCTCATAGGATATAATCTCATCAGGGTTATGGATATTGCCACTGCTGTTTAGAATATCGTTGCGCTTGGCGAGGTTTATCTTGCCATAGTGGTCAAAGATACCGTTGCTATCATACACATCATTAACATCTGGTGTGTCGTAAGCAAAATTATCCAGAGCTTGATAAGGGTTGATGGATTTCTCATATCCTCTTATAGAATAGAGGATAACCTGTGCCATATCCGAACCTATGACTATATCCTTTGGCGTGCCCTGCTTCCAGTTTGCATTAGAATAATCGAACATTCTCACGCACACACCATTAAGACACAGATAAGCCAAGTTTACGTCCTTTTCTGTTGCATCACCACCACCAAGGTTATTAACCGTATGAGTAGTAGTTCCGTCGATAGACAAAGAGAATTTCATTCGCTTAGTCTCAGGATAGTAAGTCATTACGCTATCAGTAGAACATTTTACCTCAATTCTATTTGCGTATATACGGAAACCAGTTGTATCATCCATGCAATCTACGATAACTGCATTCTCATCAGAACAGATACCTGTCTCAAACTCAATCTCGATGGTTCTTCCCTTCTTGTTTCCACTCACACCGAAGTTCTCTGCGAATGGTTGCCAGTCTTTCAGTGTAACATACTTTCCGGCTCCGATGGTCATGCCCTTTCCATCAAGGAATCCATTATAGTTATTCAGCTTAAAGTTGGCAGAACGCTCCAAATAGGAAGTTCTTACTCCTTCGTAATAACTCTCCAAATTCTCAATACCCTTATCGGAGTTTGTCTTACCCTTCATAGAGTAATATACCTTGCATTCGCTTACTGGTTGCAAGGTTACTCCTGCACCCTTGATTACTACATCGTGGGTTGCACTTACATCACCAATGGATATTACTATGCTAATCTTTGGCGCATAGTCATTTAAATCCAATGGCACAGTAGCTTTTAAAGGTGTCTCTCCTGATGTATGATTATCATCTATGGTGCATAACTGGTCTGTCAGAACAACCTCCTCTGTATTGCTATTATACAACACCTTAATTTCTATTGTAACCTGTGAACCAATCTCATTGTCTGGAAGGTAGAAATAATAGGGTACTTGGATAGTAGAATACTGAGTAGCAGATACAGGAGCATCTTTTCCTATGGCAATAGCAGAGATATTACCCTTCTTGATATAGGAAGTGCGTATCTTTTCTGTTGTAATACCATACTCTGAATTGACTGCCCATACTTCTATCTCATGCTTACCAGCTATATAAGTGCCTTTTGAGTCGATGATAAACTCGCCTGATGAGTTGTTGATTGTCTTTGTCATGGTTTCACTACCATTACCATTGCTTACCTTACAATAGACAGTGGCATTCGCACCTTGGCAATTCACACGCAAAGCCCACTTCCCATCCCTTACGGAAGTCTCTACATAACTGGCATCAAATGAGAGGTTAATTGATACCGTTCTGATACTGAAAGAGAAAGTTCTGCTTTGACCATGTGTATTAGACACAGTAATCTTTACAGTATTCGTTTCTGACACAAGATAGTTGGTCAGGTCAACATCATAATTGTTACCAGTTGCCGTACCAGAAGATTCAAGTGTCTGTTTCAATTCTGGAATATCAACACCATTTACTGATACCACAAGAGTTCCACTTACCTCATCCTTTTCGCTTGGTTCTCCGTAGTAGCTATTGTAATTGATGGTCACAATACACTCTGTCCCCTTTACGATAATATCATTAGGTCTCTTTGTTATAGAAGTTCTCAGAATATACTGGAGTTCAGCCTTTGCCGTAACGAAATCGTACGACTGTTTGACATTACCAGCATAGGTCTCCTTGTCATTATACCACTGACGATAACTGTCCTCATCTGAGAAGAACCTCCAATAGATGTGCGAGTTGTTTCCCTCCGGCACTACCTCTTGGTCAATATAACCGAACTTTCCATCTTTTAAGGAAATCAAGTTGTCCTTGATGAGCTTCTGTACCCATTTACCCAAGTAACCTCCCCAATCGGTCTTGAGGTCAGTTATTTCCTTATCTATCTTTTCTGTGGCCATATCTTAATTAATTTTTCCAAGTTTCATCATTAATCCAAGGTTTCTCATTTACCCACCATCCACTGCCAAAGCAACTTCTGATAGCTTGCCAAATAAGAACACTTCCCTTATACACTGCCGAAATCACATTACTTCCTAACCTGATAGCAGAGATTTCTTTGTTTCCTAACTTGATCATAGGCTATTCCTCCGTAAGCATATAGTAGGTGTCTGGGGCTTTCGTTTCCAAAGCTTCGTATGCTGTCTCTGTCATACAAACCATTTTAGGCATATTGGTGGTGATTTTATTCACATTACCTTCCAGCGTACCAATACGTTCTACCGCACTGTCTAAGTTCTTCTTATTGGTAGCAGATGCCTTGCCAGCTGCCTCTGCCTTGACCAACGCATTGCTTGCATCAGTAGAAGCGGTGTTAGCTTTCTCCTTGATTTCGTTGATAGTGGATGATAAGTTGCGGAGTTTGTCACTAACAGCCTTCTGGCTCATCACCTTATCCTCAACTTCTCCTAATTCCTGGACAACACTCTCCTTGTCGAACTTCTTAGCCAATGCATCATTCAAGGTCTTCTGGCTTACAACCTTATTGGTGCTCACGCCCAACTCCTGAGCCACTTCCAGCAAGGTTGTGTTTACCCAGCTGCTGCCATTCTCAGAATAGAGTACATTGATGCCCTGAGGAACTACGAGATTATCAAAGTTTTTATACGTACCAGCTACGGTCGCAAAATAATACATTTTGGCATCGATAGCCTTAGCTGGCACAGTGTCAAGATTAGCCACGCCCATATACGTAGCACATCTTACGAGCTTAAACTTTTCTATGATATTTGTTATCAACTCGTCCCAATAGCTATCCCTCTTGGCATTTACACACCAAGTTCCTCTGTCTTGATTCCAGTAATGAGCCCAACCATCTATCACCACAAAGTCACCGGCCACACCACCAGTAGGGAACTTTCGGTTCACCTCATAGATGCTGCCATATTCTCCCTTGTAATGAGGATCTTCTTTATTAATATCGTTAGCCATAAAATATTATATTTGAGAAAGTTGGTTATACTTTTCTGCCAAATCGCTTTCCTTCTTACTTACCAGGAAGATGCTGATGGCACGATAGATAAGATATTTCTTGCATTCATCTGTAAGGGAAAGGATAATCTTCTGGTCGGTCACTTCGTTTTCATGCCCAGTATCAGTAGAATACACATTCTCTAACTTTTGATAAGGGATATACGTGAACAGTTCAACCTCATGATCATATACAGTTCCAACAGGTGCATGGTTGGCATCATACCTTCCGGCAGTCCAGTACATCAGTACTCGCTTTCCTGTAATTGGCGATGTGGTAATCATGCCCTTTGGTTTCTGTGGAGTTCCTCTGGTCCACCGGGAGGCTTGCATCTGAGCCTCCTTGCTGCCTGGTTCCATCAGCATCGTCAGCGTGCTTTGCCAACTTTTTAGTTTCAGTTCTACCAGTCTCAGCCAATCGTCAGGAATTGTCAGGCATCCATGACCATCTGTAAACTGTGTTTGGATGGCATCATAATCTTGATTGCCACTTTCATTCAGCGAAACTTCCACCCTTTTGGGGAGAATCATTTGCGCTGGTGCTTGCAGCAGAATCTGTTGTGAAGCCGTTTCAATGGCTTGCTTCATTTCCGTGTCCGAATCATCCGTAATGATGTCATTCACCTCATCATGGATCACTTCGTCCATAGCTATGCGCATTTCCTTCACAAGGTCACTAATAAGAACTTCCATAAGCAAGAAACCTATTAACTAAAAATTATAAACTAAAACTCAATCACCACACCCAACTCTTTAGCCTTCTCCTTCACACTCTCAGGTGATTTCAGTTTTCTTGCATCCACCTTATAGGTCTTCTGGAGATAGTTCTTGGCCTTGGTGATATTCTCGAAATGAAGGGCATTCTCGTCCTTCACTTGCTCTTCATTTTGTTGTTGAACCTGCTCCTCTTCCGGCTGGCTCTCATCAATGATACGGCCTGACTTCGTTAGAGGATGTTTCCTGATGCATTCTGCCACCTGCTTGTTATCCGTAATGTACGAATAGGCATCGTTGCCACACCGCTCAAACTCAATGTTCTTGATCAGTCCGCTCGGCAGAGTCACAACAAAGATGAGCATACTCTTAGCTACAAATCTATACATATCTATTTGTGTTTATGGTGAAGGGATAGCGAGGCTGCATTAGCCTCAACTATCCCCTAGATTGATATATGTAGAAAACTATCAGTTTCCTATACGATGATTACGCTGCCTCCAGAATCTGCTCATCTGTCACGCCATCACCAGTGAAGACTGGTCTCGCAACACGAGCATGAGCATCAGGGAAGGTCAGTACCCAGCAGCTATACTCCTCCATAACAACACCTGCAGTGTTACGAATCAAGAGATCCTTTGCGTTAAACTCATTTCTACTCCACACACCGAATACGTATTTGTCAAGATAACGAGCATCCAGCAAGAACGCTCTACCATCCATACCCCAGGAGTTAAAAGCATCGTGACGATAAATCAGAATCTTTGTACCCATACTCTCAAACTTCTCGAAATCTAGTTTCCAACCCTGATAGTCCTTTTCTGTCTGGGTAATGATACGCTTGTTTGATCGAAGGTTAGCAAATGCCTGATAAATCAAGTTGTCAACAAATAGGAGTTTGGTACGGCTGGAGTTACCTGCACCCTTCAATACTGCTGCAATAAATGCAGAAAGTTCCTTCTCGCTGATCACATACTCATATACTGTTTTTTGCTGCTCTACAGTTTCGCCATCGGTACCACCTGGCTTAGGTACTTTCACCTTTGCCTTTACAATTTCACCATTCTCATCTTTCTTGATAGCCCAATGGCCAATCTGCAAGTCCTTGCCTGCTTCCCAGTAAATACCGCCCATGGTATAGGTCAATCCAACTTTCTCGCCACCATTCGACATGCTCTTTACACCGAACAGACCACTTCGCTCCTGGCCATAACGCATATCGTCCATAGCCATTTTTTCCTGTCGTGTGAAGTCCCATTTTACCTGAGTCTTACTCATGCGGTTGATAAGAGACTCCTCAACCTGCATGATAAATCGCTGGCAATACTGGAAGCTCTTATCTGGCATAGAGTAATAACTACCAGTTTCAACCTCTTTCTCGCCTGCGGCTCTTCCGAGGCGCATCAGCGTTGTACCTACCGGAATATTGTCTTCAAAGTCACGGTTGCCGCGCGAAGGGTTTTTCTTTCCATTCAGAGCGTAGGCAATAGGGTTATTGTCATTATCATGGCTGATTACACGGAACTGAAGTGGAATCAAAGTACTCTTATTCGTACCTGTCTCATCATAGCCATAGATGCCATCTACCATAATAACATCACCATTATCGAAAGCTGCCGGATTTTCTACCACGAAGGTTACAGAGTTACCATTGGTCTGCTTATTAACCTGAGTAGTAAGTTTTGACATGATAGGCTTCTGACCGATAGAATAGTATTCTACTCGAACAGAGTCGATAGGAGTCATTTTTTTGGATGCACGTAAAATCTGATCAATAGGACAGCTCTCCAACTTCATCTCTACGACTGTTGGGTTAACATGAGCAACATAGTAGTCCCAGTTGCCCATAGCTTCCTGTTGCTCCTGACTACCACCCTGCCACTGAGGACCAGAGCCACCTACACCGGGACCATCCAAAGGACCTGTCGCGCCACCACCACCTTCACCAGATGGAATAGCAGGAGGATTTTCAGCCATTGCATAAGAACTTCCACCACTAAGAATCATGACGAGCATCGCCATCATGAAACCAAACCATTTCTTAAACTGTTTCATAATCTATACATTTAAAATTATTAATTATAAATTTCTAATTCTACATTCCAATCATCTTGCTGTACACCTGTTCTGTACGGCTCTTTTCCTTTGGAAGTGAAGGTGCGCCACCGCCTCCATCGATGTTGATGTTCTTCTTGCCGCCCTGCTTGCCATCATGCAGTTGTTTCTGCTGGTCAATCTTCTCGTTCTTACCACGCTTGTAGCCTCGCTCCTCGGCATCAGCCACAGCTTTGTCGAAGTCCTTTATCTGGAAGAGGCGCAAGAAGTCTTCCTTCTTCAAGCCATAACGAGCTGCACGCCATACGAAACCATCATCATCGTGATCCTCGCCATCATCGCTACGCTTGTAAAGCCATTCTATCAAATCGGTAATCGCCTCAGGCTTCAATTTCGCTTCTTTAATAGCAGCGTCAAGTTCGGCATCTTCCAGCTCCATATTGGCAGCAAGTTGCTCATTGTCCTTTGCTAGTTTCTCGCTGGCTTCAAGTTTCTCTTTCTCACTAGCCTTCAAACGAGCCTTAGCCTTCTCGTCACCATTGATGGCATCAACATAGTCCTGACCCAACTCATCAATCATGAAATCGATAAAATTGAAGTCGCTGCCATCGGCATTTTTCTTGGTCACAAGACCTGTCACCAGACTTGGAGCATGAGGGTTGTCCTGCAACATTTTGTTGAAGTCATCCATTTTCTGCTTATTCTGGTCATACTGGTCGTAATCGGTCGAAAGTTGACCATAAACAGCCTCATCATCGTCCATATTCAAGTCCGGATAACGCTGAGCAAGACGCTCTCTGAAAGAATCTCGCTTTGACTTAACTTTCTGATTATCAATAGTTTCTTTTGCCATAAATATTCATTTTTAATATTTGTGTGCTAAATTAAGGAAAATTTCGCATTACTTTGTGATAAGTTCTGCATCTTGACGAATTAATTTTGCTGGTATGAAACATCTAAATTCCATATCCGAAATTTACCTTAAAAGAGACCAAGAAATGTATCTGCTCTTTCGTAAGGCCAAGAGGATGGTAGAATATCCTACCACCATGGCTAAGATATGCGATTACATCGCCAAAATGCCTGCATCTTGCTATTATCTTGCCGATAGCACAGCCTATCGGTATGTATGTAAACGCATCAAGGGGGATAAGCCTAAATTCGGCAAATACCAAGCCATGAAAGAAAAACTCTTTGAAGATTTCTATCAGGATTTCTTGCGTCTCCGGCAAATGGATCAATACAAGGAATACAATACAAAAAATCTTGTGTATGAATGCCTGAATCTTCCTGCGCCCAATTTGGGTATGGCTCCACGCTACATACAGATGAAAATAAACCATTATTTCCGCAATAAGAAAACATCATTCATAACTCGATAAATCACTTCCATTATGCGTACATTATATATTACACTTCTCATCATCCTCATGATGGCTTTCATCATTCCGCTTCATGCCTCGCTGGCTGTGTCTCCATCATCGCCATTATACACCCATTTCGCCTATATGTTCGGTCATGCCAACTTTATACACTGGGGTATCAACGGTTGGTGCATACTGATGGTTCATCATCAGTTTCGCTTCCATCGCTTACTGGCTGCATGGCTCAGCTCCGTGTTGATGTCGTTCATATACTATCCGGCATTACCTGTATTGGGTGCATCCGTATTGATTTCTTTCTTCATGGGATTCTCTGCGCAATGGTATTATCGGTATCACCGCATCTACTTCTGGCAGATGGTGCTCGGTATGGCTATAGGTTTCCTTCTCCCTTACATAGCTGGTATCTTCCACATAGTCCTATTCTGTTTAGGTTTCATTTATGCTAAGGCAGAGAGATTTATCCGGCATACCAACACACTTAACATTTAACATTCTACACTTAACATTATTATATATAACGAATGCCAGTAGCAAAATCCTCCTTAAAGGTTCGACCTCAGCAGCAGATTTCTGATAAGAAGCTCAAAGAGATTCTTGAAGAAGATAAGAGAAGACTCAAAAGTCTCCTCGCTAGTTATCGTCCCATTACTGGAGAGAATGCCCCTGGACTTCGATTCGAATGCGTCATCACTGATTTTCTGAATGGAAAGAAACTCTGGCTACCGGTGGAAATGTTGAAGGAAAAGAAGTTCTGCGCCATCATCAAATGTGGTTCTATAGAGGCCTTTTGCGATAAGTACATGCCAGACTTCGACCAAGAGAAGGCTCGCGATGCAGTTTTCCGGTATCTCATCCGCCTGCGCTGTAAGCACGATTTCTATTTCTTCGCCTACGCCTACGCCCGAATCAAGAATAAGGATGGTGGCGATGATATACCATTTCTTCTCAACCATGCACAGATAGGTCTCACCAAGGATTTCGAACGGCAACGCCTTCATGGTGAGCTGCACAGTATCTTGATTATCCTCTTGAAGTGTCGCCAATGGGGTGGTTCTACTGATACAGAGGTTTACATGTTCTGGATTCAGATGTTCTGGAAGACCAACTGGAATAGCAACATCATCGGTCACCAGTCTTCATCTGCTACCCAGGTGTTCGATATGTACGAGAAATTGGCGAATGCCATCCCTACATGGCTCTACTATGAGATTGGAGAGACATTCAAGGAAGACTCTCGCAAACTCCGCACATCAAGCACTCAGAACAATATCAAGTACCTCATCCCTCGTTCCTGCAAGATTCAGACAGGTTCGGCTCGTAACCCTGAGTCCTGCCGTTCTGCCGATGCAGCTATGGCTCACATCACCGAGGAAGCCTTTTTCCCTAACACTACAGAGTGGACTCCACAGAAGGTTGTCAATGCCGCAATCTCGCCTATCAATGTTACGAGACCTTACACCTTCATCGTGCGAGAGTCAACCCCTAACGGTCGTGAGAATGAGTTTCATGATGAATGGGTGCGTGCCAACTCTTTCGACAAGGACGGCAATCGCCTTTCCATCTATACCCCTTACTTCGTTCCATGGTTCGACATCGAGAAGTATATCCTTCCTTTCAAGTCTGAGCAAGAAAAGATTGATTTCGTTCTTTGGCTCTACAAGAATCGTGAGGATGAGCAATATCATGGCTCTTACTTCTGGTGGCTTTGGGAAATCAAGGGTGCAACCCTCGAAGGCATCCATTGGTATGTGAATGAGTGCAAGAAGTATAGCGACTTGGATAGTATGCGCCAAGAGTACCCTTCCGATGATGTGGAAGCCTTCCTGTTCTCTGGCACTACCGTCTTCGACCCTTACAAGTTGAAGGAGATGGAAGAGGACTGCAAGGGCATCGAGCCTATCATGGTGGGCGACATCGAGGGCGATTCCTACGATGCTGCCGACCCTGCTTGCATGAACAACATCCGTTTCGTGGAACGTGCTGGTGGACCTCTCAAAGTTTGGGCTGGACCCGATAACTCCGAGATTGTCAAGCACCGTTACGTTGTAGCCTGCGATATTGGTGGCTCTCACAAGACCTCCGACTTCTCAGATATTGTAGTCCTCGACCGCTATGATGAAATCTATGGTGGTGTACCGGAAATCGTAGCTGAATGGCATGGTCACTGCGATGCCGATCAGTTGGCTATGCGCTGTGCCCAGTTAGCCCATTTCTATAATGATGCTTATCTGGTCATCGAGAACAATACCGCCTACTCGCGCATGAACAATACTGAGGGCAACCAGTCAGAGCTGTTCTTCCCTATCCTTCTGCCTCTATACGATAATCTCTATAGTGCTTCACAGTCCAAACTGAAAAAGGTGAAGAATATCGAAATGAAATGGGGATTCAATACCAACAAGGCAACCAAGGTGGCAGTAGTGAAGACCATGGCCCGCATCATCCGTGATTCTGGCTATATGGAGCGAGAACTTGCGGCAATAGACGAATGTACCTACTTCCTCTATTACAAGCAGAACGATTGCTATGGAGCCATAGCCGGAAAGCATGATGACCGTGTCATGGCGCGAGCCATTGCCCTCTACGTGGAAAAGGATATGCCAGCACCGGAAATTGTTCCATTCCGTTCAAAGGCAGAGATAGAACGTGAACGCCTCCGCAACCGCCCACCAGTAGTAGCTGATTTGGCCGGAATAGGTGGTGGCAGCTAACCTCTATCTATCCAGCGGCATAATCCGTCCCCTGTATAGTCACCGTTCCAGGCGATTCTATCGCCTGTCCATATAAGTTAATAATTAAAAGTAAAAAGAAAAATGAAACAAAGTTATTCAAACCTGCTGCGTAAGATGCTCATAGCCATCTACCAGCCTATCGTCACTCGTATCGAACTCTTCCGTGCCACACGCATGTGGCAAAAAGGAGTCAAGGCAACCATTGCCAAGTATAAAGAATGTGGTGCGCCTCGCTTCTACATGCTCTACGACCAGTCGCATAAAGATTTTGCGATCATGACCTACGATCCTAACAGAAAGAATATGCTCGCATATCGAAGATTAGTCCAGATGGGCAAGTGGAAGGCAACACGCTACTTCAAGAACGTAGAAGACATCAAGGCTGCCTCCTACTACTACACTCCTTCCAAGTGGGGAGCCATCGGCTGCGATGCCGACAACAAGGTTAGAGCAAAGAAGTTGAAACAATGGCAAGAATACTACATGTACCGAGTTTCTACCCCGATGTTTAAGTTACGCATATACAAGAAGAAACATTGTATTGACTAAACAAAAAGAAGAGGAGACCATCACGGCTTCCTCTTCACAATCAAATTACCTTAAAAATTAAACACCTATAAAATAATCTAATCTAAGAACTGAACAACATTTCGTTCAATATTATGAATTACCTAAGAACTTCTTTTCTACATAGCTGCCGAAGGAAGAGCTGCCAAATCATTTGCTCCATCGTTTACATCTTTCAGATGTGCTGCAGGCGTACCAGTCTGCTGTTGTTCAACTCCTGCTGTAGGCATTTCGCCATTCGCTTGCTGCTGCGCTTGCATGGCTTGTAGCTTCTCCAACTGTTCCTTGAAGTACTTCTTCATTCTGCTCGTACCAGGGAATTGCCCTACCGTAAGCATCGTATATGGGTCCATCTTACCGCTGGTCATGAAGTTCCAAGCCATATCGTTGTTGGCAGCTCTGATAAGTGGACTGTATGCATCCAAGTCGATAGAAACATCTAAATCCATATCCCTCATGGTCTCTGAATTGAAGTGAATTTCAAATTCATCACCTGTCAGTTTCACGCTGTCAGCATCGGTACAAAATTCCTGTATCAGGTAAAGTTTCTTCTTAGCCACACGTACCTTAAAGTTGTTGAAACTCTCAACAAAGTCCTGTATGGTGGTAGATGATGATTCTCTTTCCAACTGATATTGCTTACCGCTGGTATTCCGGTGCTGTCCTTGAAGAGCACCCTGTACACCAGTTCCCTCGCTTGCCATCGTCTTGGCAAAGTTCACCATGAAGTCAACACCTGCCGGAATACTCTTGTTGACCAATGTCTGAGGTGGTTTACCTCCATTCTTGGAGTTCCATAAGATAAAACCATCCGTCTTGGTATAGTTCACCTGCATTTCATCGATGCTCTGTTTCTCGCTCAGAGCATTCTCGTCCACAAGCATCGTTCCCTTGGCACCATTGGCTACGATGAAGTTAATCATCATCATATAATGGTTCAAGGTGCGCTGGTTGTTCTCGGCACGCATAGAGAAACTTCTTATCTCACCATTCAGGCAAGGATAAGCCACGAAGGTATATGGCATGATGGAAGTTCTGAAACCGTCTCTCAGCACATAGTAGGGCGATTCCCTGGCATCCAGCAGATAGCCATTCGGGGTAAGGTATCTTCTGAACCAGTAGGTTTCAGCCTCATCCTTAATTTCGATGGTCTTAAGTTCAGAAGGGTCTACATAGTAGATAGGCTCACCATTCTCATCGAGCACAGGTAGGCCATTCTCATCTTTCATGATGTTGGATTCCTCTATCTTGCGCTTCTTTTCCTCATAGAAGGCTCGCTGGTCAGGAGAAGCATAGCCGCAATCTCCACTCTCCCAGTCATGCACCCAGATGGCTGGCCTGGTTTCTTTTGTCCAGATTTCCAATACCCGGTACTTGCCTACTACTGAAGAATGGGTGAAATCATCTATTCCGGCATACTGGGCTTCACCAGTCGGGTGATAAGTCTGTTCGGGCGCAAAATGGTGCTGCGTCTTTAGATAGATCTCACTGAGTTTATTAGCCTCTTCCTTGCTTCCATTTGTAAAGGTAGCAATAATCTCTCGCCAAGTCAAATCATGAGCCTCAGCAATAAATTCCACATCGCTCAGGTCATACTTAAAGAAAGGTGGTAAAGCTAACTTAAAGATGTCTACAGAATAGTCAAAGATGCCATTCTTGCCATCCCTTCTGCCATAATAGGTTTTCATGCCCACAAAGGCGAAGATACAGAAGGAATAGAACATTCTCGCATCTAACTCTTGCCTGTCGTTCAAGTTGTCGTTCTGACGAAGATATTCATTGAAGAAACTGATATAGTCTTCCTCGTTTGGATCCACGGCACTACATGTAGCAGTACTGCGCTGCTGGCGCACAAGACCTACGAGCGAAAGAAGTTTGTCTCCGATTACATCGTATTCCAGTATTGGCATACCTTTCAGTTCCATATACTGCCGGATGGTTATCTTTCTTCCGTTCCATTCTATCAGCTCTTCCAACTGTCTTCCCATCACGAAGTCTTGCGCTCGCTTCCACTTCTTTCTCAGTTCTGCACCATCATAGAAGTATTGGCAAGCCCATTGCAGCAACAGAAGATTGCTTTCGCTCTGCGTAAACCGCTCCCGACTCACTCCTTCAAGTGAGTCTGGTCCAGGCTCTGCATAGTTCGATATGTCATTTATTACATGATTGTCAACCATAATTCTTAATTTTTCGCCAAAAATACCGCATTTTTTTCGCTTATTAGTGATAAGTTGCGCAACTTAACATTACTTTCTCATATTTTCTCCTTATTTTTGTTCCGCATTTCATTTAAAACGTTTTAAATCATGGGTAAATCAATCAATGTGCATGAAGCCTGCGTCATTACTAAAGATGATAAAGGCAACCTCTCCATGGTAGGCAAGGCGAAAGAAGCCCTCACCACCTTGAAGAAAAATAAGGTTTCCGTCTGCATTCTTCTCTGCGACAACAAGAAGGAGGATGTGGAGAAGTTCCTTAACGACAATAACGTGCCTTTCGCCTCTCTCAGTACCAAGGAGGAGACCGATAAGGATGGCAACACCAAGCATGTTGACCCACCAAAGGCAGATGTCACCATCATGCCAAGTTCCAAGGTTATCACTCTTCGAGACGATTGGCAGTGGTGTTTGGATGATATTGCCAGACGCCTTTGGGGAAAGGAAAAGAAGGAGAATCCGAAGAGTGAGCAGCAGCGCATGGATGACAGCATGGCTGATTACATACGCTGGGCAACACCAAAAAAGGAACCAGAGAATGCATCTGGTACTTCTCTCGGATAACATCGCTCCAACATCTTCAATTTTCAAAATACGATTTTTATCTTTTTGTTAAAAATAAAATTTATTTGGAATTTAGAATTTTACAACTATCAAAAAGGGACTCGCTGTGAAGCGAGTCCCTTTTTCTGTTTGTAGAAATATAGAACATAAAAATGAATTGGCCAATGCCTATTTTCGGAAATATAGAACATTTTTTAGAGTGAAGTAGCCCGAAGGCTACTCCATTCCGTTCAACGTTTTAAGCAGCTCCTTTCTGGTATTCCGAATCTCTACCAGTTTGGCAGCATCGTTTGTACCATCCATTTGCTTCTTAGCCTTATTCATCTTCCTTCTTGCAGCAGAGATAGCCTTTCTGGCCGCAAACAGTCGCTTGTTGGTCTTGCTGTTCTTAAAGGTATTTGCCTTCGCCTTATCAACATCCTTCAAACGCTGATACTCCTGATAAGTCTCCATGGTTCCGTTCCAGACGTTCTGTATTCTCCAGTCCTCCGTCACGTCCTCTGCCTTAGCCTTCATCAGGTACTTGCTTTCAGCCTTCTCCATTTCCTTCAAGTCTTCATCACCGTTCAGATAGCCCTGCACCATGTCCAGAGCCTCCTTCTGGGTGAAAGCCTTGTACTCACTTTGCGAGAGGAATTTCTTAATCTTCTGGCGCATCTTCTTTTTTTCCGTGATACTCTTGGCAGCATCAAAGCGTTTACTAGCCTCCTGCAGCGAAGTCACGCCATCTTGCATTTCTGCACTCTCCAGTGCCTTCACGCTGCCGATGGCAGCCTTAATCTGAGCCTCAGGATCAATACCGTTGCGCTCACAGCTCTGGTAGGTCATTACCACGCCTTCCATGTCACCGCTAAGGATAAAGTCCTTGAAGTAACTCTGAGCCTTCCATGGAGAGAACCCCTTAGAAGAAGGGAAGAAGAAATCAACGGCCTTGAACTCCTTGTTCTCCTGGCTCGGAATCAGGAAAGGTGCCCAGTACAAAGCATCCTTATAAAGCAGTCCAATGGTCTTGCCATACTTGCGCTGAATCTCTTGATCCGCATGGCTGGCTTGGAAATCGCTCAGATAGTTTATATCATCCAAGGTCATTCTCACCATAGGGTTAGCCTTACCTATCATTCGCTGTACCATAGGTCCAGGGAACTCCAGTTCTCCCTTATGGTTGAAGAGATATTCAGGAACCTCACGGAACTGCTTACCATGTCTCACATACATTTCTGTACCATCTTCATATCTGCCTAAGAAGATTTTGCTCTGCTGGCCAAGGCTGTTGCCTCTCATCAGATAGTCATACCATTTCATACCCTTGTCACCATAAGCAAGTTCATACATACTTCTGTAGTTAGGGTTGGTCTTCCGGATCTCCTCTGCCTTCTTGCGCTCCTTCTCCTCATCCAGGGCACGGAAGGCGGCATTGATACCATTGGCAATACCCTCATAGAATACCATGAAGCCCAAGCCATAACAGAGAAAAGCAGATTTTTGTCTAGAGAATCGCCCCCAATCTTCAGGAGTCAACTCACCTTTTCCTCTAGCTGCTGCCCACAAATGCTTGTAATACTCCTTAAAGTTTTCAAAGGTCGCTTCGTTCCAAACTGAGCCATATCCTGTAAGTGCCAAGAAGTGGCGAGTTGTAGAAGTGTTCCAGTCTGGTGAAAGAAGAACTCGTCCGGCATAGCGCAAGGTTCGATGGCTGGCACCCAATACATCCCAGTGCTGACCACCAAACATATCATTCACAAACTGACCATCCTCATCCAGGGCTTTACTCAGTTGCTCGTCCGTCCAGCCATATTTCTTGGCACGTTCCTTGGTTCTATCACCCCTCATGCGGTAAGTAGCAAGTTTCAGTCCGTCATGAAGGAAATCCCACAAGGCTCTATCCATGCCCTTATTAATGAGCGAAAGTAATTGTGAAGCAATCTTGAATGGGAGAGAAACTGTAGCTCCAGCCTTTGATATTACATTGCCATTTTCTAATTTTTCTTGTATTTTGTACAAAGTATCACGGAAGTTGTCAAACATATTCTGTACGTCCGCAGCTGCATAGTCGTTGGTCGCTCCGAATTTTACCCCATGAGTGGCAGCCTCTTGGAAGTCCTCAGGATTGGCAAAGCAAGGCAGTTCATGGTTCTTGGCTGTATCTGCAAAGATATATTTCATAAAGTTGGCCATAGCCTTCTTAGGTCCAAACTCCACCATGTTCTGTACCATATAAACCTCCGTCAAGGCTCCGGCATGGAAACCGCTAAAACCCAACTCCAGTTTCTTGGCACTCGAAGCAAGCGTATCAAACGCCTTCCAGAAAGGAGAAGACTGATAGGTCTCGAATACTACACCGAATCGGTCTCCGGCACTCGCCTCGCTATAAAGCACCCTCTCCTTGCCAGTGATAGGATTCTTCACCTTTATCTGCTTAGGCGATACATTATATACCCATACCGGACCCACACCCGGAATCTCAAAGTACTGATACTGCTCCAGGTTAAAAGGAGGCGTAGAAGAAAGCAGTGCGTCAGAAGAAACGATTTCTCCGTCCTCATTGCGCTCTATCACGTTCAATCCGCTCAACTCCTGCAGCATGGTCTTGTTTGCCCAAGCTTCGATATTACTACGGCTATAGTAAGCCATCATCTTCGTGATGTCGGTAGTCTTAGGTACAAGTCCCAAACCAATGCCTTCCATCAAGGTGCTGATAGTTCTCGGCTTCTCGTTAGGGCTTTTTGTGCGTTGTCTGTTCTCCACATACATCGCATAAGCCTGCTTGTCGCTCTTCTCCTTATCCCAGATATGGTTTACATAGTCGGCATTATATCCAGTGTCCTCTCTTAAGGTGCGATTATCCTTCAACCAGTCGTAGGTATAGTTATACCAGTCTCTGATAGAATCAATGGTAGCCTTCATTTCTGGCGAGAGATTCTTGTAATCGATACCTACAGGCACTATATGCTGCTTCACCAGTGGCAATACATGCTTGCTCAGGATGTCCGTACCATCAATAGGGACAAAGCCTTCCTCGCCCTGGTGATTGGCATTGATAGCCTGAGCCAGCTTGTTAGCCACCTCGCTCACAGCCTGAGGATCATCATAAACCTTCACCTCCTTGTCGTCTTTCAGTACGGTATGCTTCTTAGCAGTCTCAGCAATCAAGTCTGCCACGAAAGGCTGGATAGCCTCTACATCATCTGGCTGGATATGGATATGTCCCTTGTCAAAAGCATCAGTGGCATTCAAATCATGCGCCAGGTCACGCAGTCTTCTGGGAGCTTCTATTATATAAGGTATAGCCTCAGCCAGTTTCTCAGCCTTGTTTGGCTTGCCCTTGTAGTCAGAAAGCAACTTATCAAAAGCACCGCTATCTGCCATCTTCTCTATTCTGTTCTTCACATCATTGATATAGATAGCATCATCAGCACTAGCCTCCTCCATATTCTTTCTACGATGGATAACGGCATGCTTCACGGTCTTTGCTGCACCTTCCTTGCTCACGTCAGTACTGGTAACTTCTGCCAAATCCTGCATCACTTGCTGCTCCAGTGCATCAGCCTTCGGATTGGTCTCTGCTGGGTAAATCTTGCCCTCATACAAGTCCAGATCGGCTTGTTGCTGCTCCAGCAGATCATGTTTGGCCAGCCAGTCCTCATACTTGCGTTTCACCTCCTCCTGCTTTTTCTTTTCGAAGGCAAACATATCTGGCATAGGGTTCTCCTTGTCGGCCATAGCATCGTTCCACTTCTCCCATTCCTTGTAACGAGGGAAAAACTCCTCATCCGTCTCGCCTTCCTTGCGTTCAGGCTTAATCGGCATTTCGTCACCCTGCAGATGATGGCTGTCACGCCATTCCTTGTTAAGGCGTTCCCATTCCTTCTTGCCCTCGGCATCCTTGTCGAAGTCATAGAACATAGGTGGCTCTGGGTTCTCTTTATCCTCGCGTGCATTCTGCCATTTGCGCCACTCCTGTACACGTTTCATGTACTGAATAGTGCTCTCACCCTTCTTCTGTCTCGGTTTGCCCTTACCTGCACCATCAGATAGCGCATCCTTGATTTCAGCATTGCTAGCCTGCTTCATCATGGCTTCCTGCTTCTCCTTAGGCATATTGTCCCATACATGGAGAGCCTTGCCAGCCTTCATCAGGTAGTATCTCAAATCCTTGTCATTGAGAAGTCCCGGAACACGAACACCCAGCTTCTTAAGCACCTTGATAAGATAATGCTTAATCTTGGTCAAAAGAGAAAAGTCCTCAGCAGTCTTAGGACCCTCCTCAGCCAAATGAGCGATATACTCCTGCGTTCCCACATTCATGCGGTCAGGGTTCTTCCAGTCCGGATCATATTTATTGGCGAAGTCAATAATCTTGCCTCGAACATCCTTACCTACGGAACGATAAACGAAGTTGGCGAACTTTCTCACGCTATCTTCGCCACCAAGAAGTACTTCCATACCCTCATGGCCTATCTTTTCATGGAAGACGGTTCGCTGGGCATCATTGCCATCCTCACAGTTCGGCAGATACACATGCACGCTATGAGTCTCCGGGTCGTACCATCCCTTGGCTCCCTGCTCTACCTCTGAGCGATATTCCTCAGGCACATCATCCAAAGAAGAATAAACAGTAGCCTCAGCACCACCCAGCTTATTTGCTGTATTCACTACCGAATCAGCGATTTTTCGCTCATTTTCTGCTGTTTTTTCTTGCTCAATTGAGAAAAAGTTTATACCTTTGCCATCAGAAAGGGGTGAACCAGAAGACGCTTCGGGCGTAGGGAGAAGGGAGTTCTTAATCTCCATGACTCGCTGGTCAACCCCCTTTTTCGTCTTATAGTAGCTTTTGGCTGTAAGATTACCCTTCTTATCACTATAGATCTCCGCCAGATTTAATGTACCATCCTCAGCTTGCTTCAAGAAGAAGAAAGCCTTGCGATTATCCATCTTCTCGATGCCATACACCACTTGCTCAGGATTCATGATAACATCCACCATAGAGCGCAAATCTTCCTCTGTCAAAGGAATATTTCTTCCAGGATCCTTCTCATTATCTCCGAAGTGGTCTTTGTTCATGTGCTTCAAGTCAGAAGGATTCAGAACAAAGTCTATCTTATCTTTCATCTTCAAGCCCGACAAATCTTCTAGGAACTTCTTGCCCTCTTGCGTAAGAGTACCTATAGACTGAGGTTTGCCATTAAACTCGCCATTCTTTGCCTTATGAAACAGTTCCACCACCTTATCCTTTGCAGCCTTCAAGCCAATTGTGGCAGAGCCGAGACGAGGTTTCACATTAGCCTTCTTACCATACACCTTGGAATAATGCACACCATCATTCTCACCTCCTACGATTCTTCCTCTGTTATCGGTCTCCACAAACGGCACACCTCGCTTTTCCAACTCTTTTCTGAGACTTGGAGTAACCACATTCGAAGGCATAGTGATATTCTTGCCCTTGAACATATCATTGACGATAACATCAGCCACCTCGCTGTCAGGCACAATACGCACAGGCTTATCCCAACGAGAAAGCACCACCTTGCGCTTACCTGTCAGCTGTCCTTGGATGATACCAGCCTTCCACTCTACTTCGCCCACGGCATCCTTGGCTTTATCAGCCTTGTAGCCACTGGTCAGCTCGCTCTTTGGCACCTCAACCTCTACTGTTACGATGTTAGGGCGATTCTGAGCCTCGCTAAACTGGTCATTCAGTGGAGTGCGAGAAGTATGAAGGTAAGGATTGTAAGCAGCCTTAAGCGACTTACCATTACCCTTGTTGAGGGTAAACATACCCTTATCATCAGCAAGCTCTGGTCGCTCGTCTGCCTGTTCCCACTTACCGAGTTCAATAGGTTCCACAAACTTGCCCTTCACCTTTGCAGCCATCGGTGGATAGAGTTTTCCATCCTCGCCTACCTGCATGGCACGATAAACCTTCACCGTGTCTTCCTTATCCAGCTTCTTAATGGTCTCAGGGTCTTTCACGATGCTATAGCTAGCATCATTACCATTCATCACGATCTGCTCGTCACGGTTCACATCCTCCGTCTCGGAAGCTAACGAGTTTCTGCGCTCCTCATCGGTCATACCCAAACGCTTCTCCACGTTACGAGCCTCAACCTCACCTGCCAACTTTCTATATTCTTGGTAAGAATCAAAGTCTGTACGTTGGAACCTATCCAAACGGAAACGCTTAATGGCATCATCCATACTTCTGTCTGCATAGCCACGTGCGAAGTAGTTGAATCCCTTAATTCGGGTTTCCTTGTCAGGAATGAACTCAGGCATATCCATGTCCTTATATTCTTGGATAAGAGCTTTCTCTACCTCAGATTGGTTGTACTCACCACCCATTTCCTTGGCTTTCTCTTCCAATTCAAAGGCATAGGAACGTGCCTTCCATTCAGCCTTAGCAGCATTGAAATCTCTCTCCACCTGCTCGGGTGTGCCACCATGCGCAAACCCCTCTTCACGCTGAATTACGTGCTGAATTTCATGATTCAGAATGCTATTCAGATACTTTAATTCATCCGCATGAATGGTAATAGTCTTTGTTTGTGGATTGTATTCCCCATTTGAAGGCATATCGTTCATAATGGCATCCGTATCAATACGCACATCCTTCAACTGAGGATAAGCCTCTAAGAGTCCAGGCGCATCAATGACATCAGCAAGTTTACCATCAGTCCAAAGCATATCCTCTTCAAAACGCTTAACGATATTTCCACCACCTACATCAATGGTGTCCTTTATCTTGGCATCAGGCATTTCGTATCTCCACTTGCCATCTACACCTTTCTCCCAACCTGTAGCCATCTTGATAATCTTGGCATCCTTCTTTGCCTTTTCCATCTGCTTAGCTACATCAAGATTATCCATGCGGATAGTTTGCTCATCAGCCTTGTCAGCCTCAGCCGCACCCTTCTCGCCAGCAAACATGAATCTCACATCGCTCTTGCGAGAATTGAAACGCTTAGAAGGAGGAATAACGTCACCCTTATTATCATAGGTAACAAGGTCGTTCAACTTTCTGTTGTTCTTGGCATTCTTATATTTATACGCCTTGCCATCATCAAAGCCAAACTCATTTGCGTCATTACCATCCCACCACAGTTGATTTGCAGGCACTTCATCCTCGATGATACGATATTTACCTTCAAGTCGATTATTTCCATGAATATCGGCATATTTTTTAGAAGGAGTAACCCAGTCACCATTACGCAACTTTCCTTCTTTCACAGAAGTAGGAACAGCACGATAAACCTTTACCTTAACATCCTTCTCGCCATTCTTAATGGCATCAATAGCCGTATTGATAGCTTTCACAGATTCCAATCCATGAGGAGTGTTCTGAGAATAACGCTCAGGATGAGAGAAGTAATCATCCGGCTGAGGAGTATAGCCCAAGGCCATATCCTCCAGGTTCACATCCGAGCCGCTAGATTCCCAATCGTCACGTCTCGCCTTGTCGCTTTCATATCCAGGGTTTCCCGGTGCAGCCCATGCACCTACGCCCTGATATGCGCTTTCGGTATCGTCATATCCCTTACGTCTGGCAGCCTCATCAAGCATTTCCCTGGCTGTAGCATCATCACCCTTAGCAAGAGCATCCATATACTGCTTGTCAAGTTGATCATCAGGAATCAGAGAAAGTTCCTCCAAGTGCTTTTGTCGCTTGGCTTCCTCTTCCTCAGCTCTCTTTCTTGCGGCTTCCATGGCGTTACGCTGCGCCTCCACCTGTTTCTTGCGCTCCTCAATCATAGCATCAAGGTCGCCAAAGTTCTCCTTCAAGGCATTATTTACAGGCACGGTGTACTTAAGAAGTTCCTTTAAAGAGGAAATCTTATCTTCATTTGCCTGTAACAAATGGCGTTTGATATTGGCTCTGGCACGTGCAGCCTCAGCTGTAGACCCCTTCTTAACTGCATTGGCGTACATCGCCACATCTGCCTCATCAACCCCAAATTGCTGAGATACAGCCTTTATTTTTTCCTCCACAGATAAATTTCCACCATTTTCCTTGGTGGTTTCGATATTATTTCTTATCTTTGCAGCAGATAACTCCTGAATAGTAGGATATTCGTGGAAATTGAGTCCACGCAGAAGTTCCTGCTGTTTTGGAGTTATTTTTTTATCGTATGTTACTAAAACTTCTGATCCTCCGATTTCACCATGGTGAGCAAATATAGTCTTGATGCTATTCACTTCAAGTTGTGGTTTGTTCTTTCCTTGGTTTACTCGCTTTACATCAACGCCTACAGCTACAGGCTTCCCATCATGATTAATGTTCACATAAAGACGAAATCTGTCTTCCGCTCCTTGATAACGAGTTATGGCAAACGGGTGTATCAAAGCATTAGGTAGCTCATGCCATTCCTCCTTAGTCAAATCATGGTCAGCATCCTTTCCCTTATGTACCTTGATGCTCTTGAAAGACAAAGAAAAATCTTCTCCCTTTATACCTATTCCTTGCATCCATTCTGGAGTTTTACCTAAGTCATATCTTTCACGATTATGCTGAGATTTGTCAAAGTTAGGGTCATCAAACATTTGGTCTATGATAGAATGGAACTCCTTAGCTTCGCCTTCCTGCATTTTAGCACGTGGGTCCACCCCATTCGCCAGGTCTCTCAGTACAAGATTACGAATATCCTCCAAGGTCATTTTTTTAATGTCCTCAGGCTTCCACTTCGTAAATGTATCAAGAGTCCAATACCAGAATTTCTTCAGCCACTCCTTCAACTTATTGATAACGCTAAGTTCCTTGGCTGTATCAAGCGGATTCTCCTTGATAGCATCCTTAGCCATCTGTTCCAGGATGGCAGCTCCGTCCTCACCAGTCAAACGAGCAAAAGCCTCATCGCAAATCTGCTCATCTGTCAGATGATTATAGTTAGGATCCTGCTTCAAATCGGCAAATAGCTGGGTCTGCATGATGAGTTTATCACCATGCTCTATAAGCTCCGGATTCATGTTCTTGGCAGCAGTACGCCAAAGATGCTGATACTCATGGATAGGAGTATTGGGATTCAGATGCTCCTGGTTCAGCACAATCTCCTTGCCGTCAGTGTAGCCATAAACAACACCCTTACCCTTAAAATACTGCGCCTCAGCCACCTTCTCCATATCCTCATTGCTAACCACCTTCACCGGAATACCAGCCTTCTTAAGCATAGTAGATACTGCATCATAAGCCACCTTCTGCGCCTCGGTCATTTCAGATGGCTTCACCTCCTTCACATCGCGATCAAATTTTGCCTGTTCCTTCTGCACCATAACATAGTCTGCAAAAGGCTTAGTCTTGCGGTCAGAAGACTCCAGCCACTTATCAAAGGTAGCCTTAGGCACAGAAGTTACCTTACCAAGTCCCTTCCAGCCTTTAGAGTAGTTGGCAAGATAAGCCTCTGTAGCAGCCTCCTCAGAAGGATAGCCATACATCACCTTATGCTCGTCAAACTCACCAGTTTCTGGGTTCACCTGATCAACAACATAAACGTTACCATCAAAAGTATCAAGGTCAGCGGCATCATTGATGAACATATCAATATGGTCACCATCAACGCCAATTTTACCAAGAATATAGCCATAAGTATCATGCATGGTCACGCTCCAAGGCTTACCCTGCTCGTCCTTACCGCTACGAGTCACGCCCTTTGGTGTTTCTACGGTATAATCGTAGCCACCAAAGGACAAATGACCCTTTTTGTAGTTTCCAGCCTTCTTCTGAGCCTCTGTTGGTTCGGTCTCAGTTTCGGCAATGGCACTCTTTAAACGTTCTCCGAAGGATGCTTCTTGCGGTAGATGTGAGCCTCGAACAGCTGAGCCTTCGCCAGGTTCCATGCTGCCAGTCTCTTGTCGCCCTTTGCGTCCTCGATCAGAGCCTTCTCCAATCTCGGACTCAGAAGATGCTTCTCCGTTACCAACTTCTTCGCCTTGGCTATTTCCTTCATCAACTCCTCTCCGTGAAGAGTCGCTACCCAGGATACTGCCTCCTCCATATCCTTCTTCATTGCTTCTGTCATCATAATCAGCTAATTCTGGTAAAATTGATTTGACATATTGTTTGTACTCTCGTTCACGATCCTCAATCTCCATCATACGGTCAAATTCAAGTCCATTGATGTAATCAAGTTCGCTTTCTGATGGCAAAGATAACTCTTTGTCGTGAATATACGATTTATATTCATCGATTTCTTTTTGTTTTTCGAAGATTTCACGTTCTTTCTGCTGTTCGTACCACTCTTCTTCGCCCGACAATTCGTTCTCCGCAGCAGCAATACGGTTAAGAAGCGTCACATTACGCATTTCCCGAACACTGTCATAAGTCTTGAACATATCAAGAATTGCATAACGGACATCCTGGTCTGTGTACATAGACTGTAATCCGTCACCATCACCTGATTCCATTGTACTGGAAAGATCTTCCCCGACTCGCTTTGCAAGTTCGCTAATAGTTAATCCCTCGCCATTATTGGCCAGAAGATAGTTGTATTTGTTAGTGTCGTACTTACTGCCTATACCACGCCTAAAGTTGGAAGATCCTAACTCTTGCGCCAGTGATTCTTCATTCAGACTATGAGGAAAAAGTCTCTCTGACACAAATTCCTCCAATGTCCGCGGAGTCAAATCCATGACATCAGTACTTGCATCCTTATATATTTCCTTAATAGCCTTCATGTCTTTCTTCTCCAAGGCTTTAGCTACCAATTCCTTACGTCTGTCTTTTGGGGACAAAGCTTCAAGATTCTTCTTGTTTTGCTCTGCTCGTTCCTTTATATAAAGAATATTCAAGCTTTCAGCCTTTCCCTTCAAAGCCTTGGCATCCGCTGTAAGCGCATTCTGTCTGTTTGCCAGTTCTGCCTTGGTGGTATTCAGATCTCTCAACTGTTCAGCGGAAAGTTCCATATCCCCATCCATGTATTGATTGAGTATCTTGTCTACACCATCAATTTCTCGTTGGGTTTCTTCCTGCATCTTGTACACGCGTCTGCGCTCTGACGTTATGTAGCCGGAAGCAGCTTCCTGAGTAGGATATTTGTCTTTAAGCTCACTGTTCTCTGGAATACGAACGCCTGTATCCACATCTGGCAGAACGGAAGACTTGTCAATGCCAGCTCGCTCTATCTCTGCCTTGCGCTCCTCCTTCATGGTTCTTAACTCGTCAGGAGTCATCACGCTGTTGCGGATAGCATTCCAGTTCTTGAAACGAGCATCAAGATCAGCAATCTGCTCATTAACCAGAGCCAGGTCGTTCTCCACCTTCTGAGCCTTCTCTGGGTCCAGGTCGGCATTGACATCAAGCCAGTCTCTGTACTCTGCAGCAGCCTTCTTCTTGTTGTCAAGTTGCGTTTTGATGTCATCACGGCTGCCATTAACCAGATTCAAAAGTTTGCCATGGTCTTCCCCAAACTGCTCCTGCAGATACTCAGCCGCCACCTTTGCATCTGTATCCTTAGAAGAATAGTCCGGCTGGCCCTCGCTCAGTCCCACGATGCCATTGGCATAACGCTGTTTCTTATCAGCCTCATCCTGAGAAACTGCTTTCTGTTCACGTTCATCGTCCTCGGCATCCAAATGCTCATTGATTGTGTTGTCGAGAGCATTCTTGCGCCATGCAGCAAACTCTTCTTTAGACAGGGGAAGATAATCTTTGCCATCAGTAAGCACAATCTTTCCGTCCTCGCTATATCCGGCAAAGGTCATTTCAATATTAGCATCACCTTCCTCCATGGCAACTGTCACCCGGTCATTCGGCTTCAAACCGCTGCCATCAAACTGGCTGATAAACTGCTGCGCTCTTGCATCCTTCTGCTGAGCCACTGCTTTTTCAATGTATTCATCAAGAGAAACAGGAGCGCCCACCTCTTTAATCTCGGCATTAGATACCTGCTTAATCATAGGCTGTCCCTGCTCATCAGGAACGACAACAAAGGCTCCACCATATTCGTTAGCCTTCTTCAAAAATACCTGTTTTCCGCTATCCAAAGTAGCAGGAACTATGTTTCCGTCTACCGTCTGGTATGGCCAGAGCTGCTGCTTCAACGCCTCACCATAGCCATCATCGGCATGCTGCAGAGCATCAATAGCACCCTTCTTGGCATCCATTGCCTCTACATACTTACTGATAGCCTCTTTCTGTGCTGGAGTCAAACTACTTGCACGCTGAGCCACGAACTGCTCCATATCTCTACCTTCATTATAGGCATTGGCTACAATATCAGGCATCTTCTCATTGTCAGCAAAAGCACGCTGCAAACGTCCTGTTGCCAAATCACTATTATAGCCGATAGCCTGCAAAGCATCTGAATCCCCATTCTTATAGGCATTCTGTCCCATAACAAAAGCATCAGACTTGCTTTCATTGGATGCTGTATCGGCATCAGAAGGACTAACATTGTTCTCCACCGAAGGTGTATCGTCCGCATTTGAAGGCGTTTCACCCCCAACTGGAGGCGTTGGCGGTTCTGTTGGTGGAACATCAGAAGAAACAGAAGCATCTACAGGCTTTTCAGCTGTAGCCTCAGCATTCTGAGCCGAAGCACCACCTTCTTGTGTGGAACTAGTGGTCTCTTGCGTTTCTTCTGTCTGGTTCATCTGTTCTTTAGTATCTTTCATCTCACGTTTCAGTTCGATGGAATTGTAAAGTTCCTTAAGATAAGACTCAACTAATGGCGCATACTTCTTATCTTTCGACTCCAAAGCCTTACGAAGTGTACCGCGTGCCACACCATGAGAATCCTCAAATGTTTGTACAAACTCCCTCAACACAGAGCTGTTTTCTAATGCTGAGTCATAGAAGTGGCGATAAGTGTCCAACTGCTTCTGCTCCTCATCTGTGAGAATAATACCATTCTGACGATTGTGAATTAATTCATCAATAGTACCAGCATTTTGACGAAGATAAACTGCTGCTTTCTCCTCGTCCGTTAGTTTGTAACCAATGTAGTATTTTTGAGCTGCCTGATTATAGAGGTCTTCCAGATGCTCCTGGGTAAACTCATTATGGAACTCACCTTCCAGCACAGAAGCTAAGCCAAGAGTCTTCTCATACTCCAGCTTCTTGTCTGCCTTCTGAGCCTCATCAAGAGAAGAAAACTCCTTTCTGTCAATGATACCGCCATCCTTATTCAAGGTTTCGAGATACACCTTTCCGTCTTGATCCATAGGCTGTACGATGACGGAATCAACCACAGGCGAGAAAGAAGAAGGTCGCTTGCCTTCCACCACAGCCATCATCTTAGCCTTCAACACCTCCGGCACGCTCTTGTCGTTCATCAGGTCCATATACTTCTGAGTGAGATTCAGCACCTGAGTCTCTTCTGCATACGGAACAGGTAATTTTGTTCGATTAGTCGAATTAGAAGAGTCTTCCTCAGCACGATAGCCATTGATACTCACCTTCTCAAAAGCATCACGAAGACCATCATAGCCGAATCTCTTCAACTCGGCAATATCCTGATCAGTGAAGTCAAACTTCTTGTTAAACTCCCTTGCGTCCTTGAATCGAGCATACTTGCCCACCATGCCCGGCAAGCCGATAGCAGTAAGGTTCGCCATGCTCTCCAAGAAACTCTCGGCAGCATCCTTACCTGTAGGCTTGAAGTTCGGGTCCTGCGCCATGCGCTCCAGCATCTGATGACCAGTCATGATACCGGAATCCACAACCTTACCACCAACATCAGCAAGAATATTGGTAGCCAAGCCTCTGCCTTTACCTACCATATTAGCGATAGTTCCACCCTGCATGATGGCACCTACGGCACTCTGTTTAGCCACCTCGCCCAAAGTATTAGCGATAACCTTACCCACAGAAGGATTGTAAATATTGCCATTCTCGTCAAACTGGCCAGTGCGATAAACCTCATCAATAGGCTTTGAAATAGCTGACTGACCGCCAAAGGTAACAGCACCATGCACAGCTCCACTCTTCAAAGCCTCGGCCTTACTCTTACCAATAAGTACCTTGGCAGCTCGCTCAGCCATCTTGCGCTCCATACCCTTAGCCATGAGGTCACCAGCCAGTTTACCCTCTGCCTTGGCTACCATGCTCTTAGTCAACTTTCCACCTGCGGCTCCAGGCAGCCAATAACTCCAGGCATCACCAGCAAAGGTAAGCGAACCGCTAGCCACGTTCTCCCAGAAGCCCGGCTGATACTGCTGATTGGCAATATCCTCCAGCCAGTTCTGGTAGTCCGTCTGAACAGCCTTGCGAATAATCTTACCCACAATAGTGTTACCCAAACCAGTCTTCATGATGTACTCAGCACTACCCTTAGGCATCATACCCTTAATCTCCAGCTGGTCCAACTCATTCTTAATGGCAGCATTGATCATTGGCTTGAACTGCTTAGGATCACTACTCTGAGTGCCATTCAAGCCATACCGTTGCATCACCTTAAATGCGGCATTGCTCATGTCATTCAGGAACTTCGGATTCCGGTAGAGTTTGCCAAACTTCTGCTGCAAACCAGAAAGCACCTTTGCAGGATCCTTGGCCTCGTTTGCCTCATACTGAGCACCAAGTGCTGTACCCAGTCGGAGATTAGCCGGAATAAACTGGCTTCCTTCCATTCCCTCCGTAAATGCCTTACTACCTGCCTCCTGAGCCTTGTTGTACTCATCCACTACAGATGGACTCACATATTTATTAATAACGCTAGAAAGCGCATCATTGATGTCCTGGTTCATCAGTCTGTCCTGTACATTCTCATCGTGAGAATAGAGGCGAGTTGCGATGCCCTCGGCTATATTGCGATAATTCGGACCATATTTGTTCACCAGACTCTGCACCATAGCAGGTTTCAGGAACTTAGCCACATAGTCATCATAACTGATACCCATGCTGTCTGCCTCCTGCTTCAACTTATCCTGCACGCCATGGCTATACCATTGCGCCCCGATACTCTGCTCAGCATCCTGCACCGTATCATCAGGCAAAGAAGAAACTACCTGGTTGGTAACGTCCATGGCAGAACGGTTGGCATATCTGTGCAAAGCAGGCATCACCATATTCACAGCCTCCTCATTGCTATTGGCAGTACCATCAGCCAACAAGTCGGCAACCATATTCTCAAAGTAAGTACTCTGCTTATCCGGTCTCTGCTTCCAGTTCTCAATATAGTTAGCAAGTTTGGCATCCATCAACCCCTCATTATTCACCACACCAGTTGGTGTTGTAACAGGAGCCGCATCTTTAGATTCAGGAGAAGCCTCCTTCTGTGCTGGCTGCTGTACCTGCATATTATCACCAAGAAGCAAATTGGCTATCATTCCACCCACCTTCTGCTCCCTGCCGATATTTCCTGCATCCACCTTCGGCATCATGCCGAGTGCTTGCGAAATCAAGCTAGGCTTCTTTAACTCACCTCGCTTCACCTCTTGCGGATATTGAGACTGTTCTTTCTCTTTAGAAGGTGAAGGTTTCTTTCCAACCTCGTTGATAGGGGTAGCGTTTCCACTGGTATCATACCACATATAGCCCTGCTTACGATACTCACCCACATCCTCAATAGGAACATCTACCTTCTGCTTCTTATCGTCAAACATGGTGATATAACCACCTTCGAAGTCCTTAGCGAAGTTGTCCATGCCTCTCTGCTGAACAACCTCATCAGGGATGTCATACTCATTGTTGTCCTTATCCCATACATGATAAGTCAACTTAGATTTGTTTTCTTTGTCTGCCATATACTATGTTATTTTCTTATATACTTTGAATAATCTACCTTTGTGCTAGAAGTTCTCTTGGCTGGTTTCCCACCATAAGGGCGAACGGTTCGCTTCTTGCCTTCCTTAGCCATTTTAGCCCTAGCGTAAGCGGATGCCTGCTGGCGATTCTTTTCATTAGCCCAAGTGCCACCGTGGCCATCATTACCACCGATAGCCATACCATTGTGTGTAGCCCATTCATTCACATGTTTCTTGAAAACAGGGTCGTTCACATACCTGGTGTTGAAATCATCAGCCTCCTTCTGGTTGGCATTCCTCTGATTCTGTCCCTCTGTTTGCGAATTGATATGCCTAACTTGCGCTCCCTTAACGTTAACGCTGGCATTATGATCAGCAGCTCCGGCATTAGCATTATTAGTTTGAGCATCAAGTAATTTTCCCTTCTTGCCTCTCAAAGCATCATCAGTATCCTTCTTTGAAACATTCAAGTCTGCAGCTGTAGAATGTTGTCTTGCTGATTGATTCACTTCTTCGACCTTTACAGGAGTGAGGGTATCCGTCTGATTCTTCTGTGAACCACGATAAGCAGCCAGTGCCTCATTTGCCTTTGCAGCAGCCTCTGCCTGCATCTGAGCCTGTTTGTCTTGACGGTCCTTATAGATATTCACCATCATCTGGTTATATTCCTTAGCTCTTAAAGCATCTGTAGCCTCTCTTATCTTGCGTTGGCGATCAGTAAGTTCTTGTGCTGATTCAATCTTCTGCGATGGAGCACCTTGTGTAGTACCGATGAAATTGCCAAGATGCATCAGGAAATTGCCCCATTGCTCCATCTTGGCCTTCCTCTCCGCTTTCTTCTTCAAGGCTTCATTGGCAGCTACGGTTTTATCTCCATCACCCAGAGTATTGAGCCAAGGCATGAAGGCAGACCAGTTTCCATCACCATTCTTCTGGTAATCCCTCATAATGTCATAAGGCTTCATCTGCTGCAAGATAGGATTCTGTTCTATCTCGGCATAAGGTCTGCTCCAGTCTATCTTGATACCCTGGTTAGGCTCCACCTTGGTAACTTCCTCGGTTGGTTGTTCTGCAAAAGATTCATGGACACCATTCCCGGTAATACCAGTAGTATCTATGGCTGTACCCTTTCCCGGTTCGGTATCAGTTGTCTGAACTGGTACTGCAACCTCCGGCTTCACCGCATTATCATCAGGGAAATCAGTAACAGGAGTAACGGCAGTTGCCGGACGTTTAGGAGTTAAATCATCCAATGTAAATCCCATAATCACCTCCTTCCTTAAAATGGCAATTTACTTGCTGCGCCAGCCAAGCCACCAGCAGCATCCGTAATACCCTGTGCTGTAGAAAGAGCTTTCTCCTTCTTGGCTGTGGCGATGTAGTTAGTCATCTGGTCTATCTGCGAATCAGCAGTATTCCACACATTTTCTTTGGTCTGAGCACCTTGCACAGCAGCCTCTTGCACCATCTTACCCACCTGCTCCTGGGCAGCCTGCTTACTCAGCGCAACCGATTCATCAGAACCCCCACTAACAATATTGGTATTCTTTGCGGTTGCTGTTGCATTATCCAAAACCTTCTGAGCATTGGTCACGGCTACCTGATTTTCAGCAGATTGAGTAGGGTCCTGATAATACAAGTTATCACGATGATCCTTCACCTGTTGCATTCGGTCTTGAAACATTTTGATATACTCATTATATCCCTTGTTTCTTGCTTTAGCTGCTAAGGAACCGCCTACAGCAGAGATTGCACCACCTAAAAGTCCGCCAGCAGAGCCTTTAAGCCCACCAACAATTTTTCCAATTAATCCCATAAAATTCGAATTTTAATGTTTAAACTGTTCAAAAGTAATGCGTTTTTCTTACCTATCTGTGATAAGTTCCGCAACTTGAACACCAAGTTTCGTAATTTCTTCCTATATTTGCAACCGAAAACTATCAGTAAACATTAAAAATCAATAGAATATGGCAGTAAAACAAGACAATAGTAATGAGCCGAAGCCAAAGAGGAAGAAGACTGGCGGACGTAAGGCTGGCACACCTAATAAGATTACCAAAAGTGTGCGTGAAAGCCTACGTGATGCCCTTACTGGCTACATCAATGGTATCAATGAGAAGAACTATTCACTTTTCACGGATCTCATGCAGATTGACGAGCCTGCCGGACGTCTGGCGATGGTGGCAAAGTTCCTTCCATACGTGGCTCCAAAACTCCAGTCTGTATCGTTCAATAATGATGAATCCAGAAACTTATCTGTGGAGGAATCTTTCATGCAGTTGGAAGAGAAATTTGAGAAACAAGAAACCACTATCAACATCAAAAATCTCAAAATTGTTAATAATGGCTAATTATAAAAAATGGGTAGCCCTCTCTAAATTTTCTTCAACTTTAGAGAAGACTACCCTTGACTTGGTTATCGAGCAAAAACACTCTATTTTAACTTATATTGGGTCGATTTTAATCTGTATTAACACAAAAATAGCTATTTTATGTCCCTGACTCGTTCAAAGTACTTCGTCTGGTCCTTGGTGATATTCTTCACCTTAATCTGTATCGTGCAGTTCTTAGGCACAGTATCATTTATGCTGGCCATGAGCTGCTCTATTATCTCATCTGTGTTCCGATAGCCCTTGCCATCAACATGAGCCACAACCTCACCCATAAAGTAAGCATCAGCAGACAATTCAAAGTTTTCCTCTACCTTATCGAATACAGGCAGATGATGTTCCTCCAGGCGTTTGCTCTTGTCGTTAGTGAAAAACACCTTCTCCACTACCTTCTCATTTAATTCCCATGCTCTAGAGAAATCAGGTTTCACATAGCCCATTGTCACCTTGTGGGTACTGATGTGATTCAAGGCAAAGCCAATTTCCTCGTAACTTGCTCCTAAGTCATTTTGAGCGATAGTAGCCCAAGTATGCCGAAATGTATAAGGAGTATAGTAATGTCCCTTTTCAAAGCCCAACAGCTCTTTGCAGATTTTCTTTAAATAGGAAGAGAGAAATGTATCTAATGACTTTTCCCCCATCTTGGAATGAAAAGAAAAAAGATATTCATCATTTGGGTTACTAGATAAATATTTTTCGATAGTTGGAAAAAGTATATCAGGAACCTTCATTTCTATATAGGCATTATCTTCTCTCCTACCTCTGGTTTTCTTGCGCTCATAATGAAGGATTCCATCAAAGTAGTCCTTCTTTTTCATATTATATAGGTCGGCAACATTTATGCCAGCTAAACACAACACCATCTTACAAATATCCATAACTCTTTGATACGATTTCTTTTCAGAGACTATAGAAAAGAACTTTCGGCATTCTTCCATGGTTATAGCCTTCTTCTTTGCCTTATCTACCCTTGGTATCTTAATCTTCACCCAAGGATTATTTTTTATTCTTATGATGTCATTGTCGTAGTCATTATATTTTTTTACTCCCTCGTTGAACAATCGCTTGATATACGTAGGGTAGGTAAACTTAATTGCTTTCTTCGCTGATAAGGATTTTATCCAATTTTCAATGAATGATGTAGTTAGTTGGTTAAACATAATCTTAGTGCTACCAGCATAGGTTTCCAAATTGTTCAATGCTTGCCCGTAGGTTAATACAGAATGATATTCCAATATATCATAAAGTGTATCTATATATTCTCTAGCAAAATCAGAAAAACAAACACCCTCCTCGCCTTGTTGAATGAATCTTCTAACCTCCTCTATAGTCCATTGAGAAGAATCTACTCTATTCAATCCATCTACCCATTTATTGATATTTGGCATCAAACTTGTAAGCACGAAAGTATCTTTCACCTCTTTCGTACCCTTCACGATACCCTTATCGTTTACCATCTTATCGGTCTTTAGATAGCAAACCTTTCTATTATGAGTCAATCTGATATAAACAGGATAGAAACCATCACTTCTTCTATGCTGAACTAAGATTTTAAATGTTGCCATACTCTAAACTATTTATAAATTTCTTGTGACATTTGTCGCGTTAAACGTGCCAAACATATTATTTTAATTCTTAGATAACTTAATGGTTATTAATTACTTATCTTTAATTAGCTCATTTACAAGAACTTACAAAAACCACAAAGATTATTGTCGCTACAAAGTTACACAAAGTTATCGCAATATGAGAAATTATTTACTTTATTTATCCTTTTGAACATAAATATTTATCCTTTTGGACATAAAAAAGGCCCGATACCGCTTCTCACGAAGCAGAATCGGGCTAAAAAAACTTATTACTATTGATGAGTTACTAAAATTTCAATATTACTTGATAACAAACTTCTTGCCATTGCAGATGTAGGCACCTGGAGCCAAGAGGTATTCAGCATCCTGAACGTTTCTTACCTCGGCAACCTTCACACCTGTGAGGGTGTAGATCTTCACTGCGCCAGCCTTCT